TTCGACCCCATCCCACGGACCTTCAGCTAGAGCATTCTGCTTAGTGATTTGAGTTTGCTGCCCAATAGCTACTTCAATATCCTTGACAGCCCACCCTCTTACAGGCTGGTACCCATACGCGACAGGGAACCGCGCTAACTTGTCTGTGAGTTTAAGCGATGACGGCATACGGGTAAGCTTCTTTGATCCTCATGCTCCATGCATAACTGTCTTGGTGGTTGTAGAGAGAGTCAAAATCAGAGTCGATTTCGTATACGCGCCTCTCAAGAAGCACCGGGTCGATCATGTCGAACAATTTACCCGGGTAATGATAATCCCAAAACGCCTTCATCTCAAGGTAATTCTCATAGCTAGAATCGTCGTTGCCCAACTCCCAATCATGAATTGGTTTGTTGTCCCCGAACCCTCTTGACTGACTAGGGCCGTGGATGGGCCGCCAGATGAGCACATTCTTCTTGGCATGCACTGGGTTTTTGTAATCCCAGTAATTAGGTAGAATTGCTCTGACGGTAATCGAAACCACCGTCTCAGGGTCAGGGCCATTGTCTCCAGAAACTTGCCATACACCTGTAGCATTCGGTGCTGTCCAATTCGCATGAGTCGGGTCAATAACCGCGAGGGAGCCGCCTGTGGTAGCCCAAGTCACTGCCATGTTGGCAAGAAAATTTGTAAGAGTCTTTCCTTCGCGCAACAGAGGGCCAGCAGGAGTGATTATTGGTGACGGCATCTTTTAGTAACCCACATTCATTGCTATCATCGGTCCCATCTCTCCGTAGCGACCGCGTCGCCCCGGAAAATCATTTGGATCTAAGTCTCCCCCTGGATTGTCGTTCGGATCAAACTCTGGGATAGTGTTGATGGGTTGACGCCATTGAAATTCAGAAGCAATTGTACGCCCAGAGACCACCACAGAGTCTACGTCTGAGATCAATGAAAAGCTTACTGCCTCGTCCGTGACTTCGCTCGACGACAACTCGCCGGGAAGAGTAGCATCATAGATATGCTGACCCTCTGAGAAGTCGAGGTTGGTGTCAATGAAAATAACTCCCCGAGTAGCCCGAGCCCCGTCCAATTCTCTGACATTGCTTGTTAGAGCCCTACCGATAACCATGTCGGTGTTTGCAGCGGCAAACTCAATCTGGTCCGACTCTACATCGAGACTCATTTCCAGAGACCGGATATCTTCTGCTCTAAGCTTGGCAAGATAGTTACGAAGAACCCCAAACCTGTCAATGAATAATTCAGACGACGACAAATGTAACTGAGTACCGCTTGTAAGGATAATATCGATAGCTGTGGCCCAGTTGCAGTGCCCAGAATTGATCAGGGCTTGTAGCTCAGGTCGTAGTTCTCTCATTACAGCTTATTCTTGGCCCTCCCGACCCTGACGCTCTTTACAACAGCGTCATTGAAATCTGGACTCTTAATAACAGCTGTGGCAATACCATCCTTATCAATATTGAGCTCAATAGAATCGATCCTCAGGGTGCGAGGCCCATTCGAAACTCCTCCAATTCCGTCGCTGCCCATGTTGTAGCCCTTTGAGCTTCTCATGTCTGTTTTCGGAATGACTTGAGTACCCTTTGGTGCATACATATGCTGGGAGTCGTAGCCCATATCTTTCCCGGGAACTACGTTAACAAAATTGTGACCGGGATACCGAATTCCCTCACCCGGCCGGACTCGAATTAGTTGGTCCATGTGACTCCAGCCACCACCCGCAAAAACAGGAGACATGCGGGCTCTGGCATTTGCTCTTTCTACAGAACCTGCTACTGCTTGGTCAAGAACATTCTTGAGTGGAGCGAAATCACGAGTCCATTGTATTTCTGCATGGCTGCGGGTCTTGCCATCCTTAATTTGCGAAATCTTTTCGTGGTAATTTTTATCGATGGCATTCCACTGAGCATTGGCCTCTGAAACTGTCATGTCTCCGAGCCTTGCTTGATCGATCAATGCCCAGATTGCAGTTCCAGTTTCTCTAGCAGCCGCATCCCTAGTTTTCTCATCTCGTCGACGGGCTGCATTCTTTGCTAGAATGACGGCTCCAATTGCCAGAGCAGCACCAATACCCAAAGTAGCAGCACCGAGGGCAGTGAGCCCGGCAAAGGTACCTGCAAGCAATGCTGGTATAGCTTGACTAGCGACGAGGCCGATCATTCCGCCGCCAACCCCTCCGAGTATGCTTCCAAAACGAGAGCTGCCACCCAGATTCGCACCTAAGCCTGCTCCTAAAAATGGCAGCATAGGCGCGATGCCTGTTCCAAGAGACGACAGCATACCACCCATCCCAGCTGAAGATCCGGTAGCCCCTCCATTCATTGCAGCCAAAGCTTGTTGCCATGCACTCGACCCTGCTGCGCCAGTACCACTTGCTGAAGCAGAGGGAGGAGCACCTATCCCACCACCACCGCCTAGAATCTGAGTTAGGATTCCGAGAGGGCCACCACCCGGCGCACCGCCTCCGCTCGAACCTCCTCCTCCCATCCCGGGTAGGAAATTCATTATGCCGACATTCGGTTGTCCTTGCCCTCCGCCTCCGCCGCCGGTAGATCCCGGACCTAAGACGGCATCCAGTAAGGTACGGAAGACTTTGTCGAGTACGAGTCTAGCGAGATTGCTCAAGACGCTTTGGATAACTTTACCAAAAGCGCCCATCTTCTCTGTGACCTTGCCGATGACTTTGTCGATGGCATCTCCGGTCGTATCAATTGCATCGATGAAGCCTTGACTGAATATCTCGGTAATGCCGGGCCGGCTCGCCATGTGGTCGAGAATTGTAGCTCGTACTCTATCCGAGTGGAAGACAGCCTGATCAGCAATCTTAACCTGAGACTCAATCTGTGATTCTCTGGCTCGCAGGTCGCCTTCAATGATATCTCGTTGCGCCCTCAGGTATGCCGCCCGCTCCCGGTCTGCGCTATTTTCTCCAGCGTGGGCAATTTGATCTTCGAGGTCTGAGATTTCTTGTTTAAGACCAAGGTGACCTCTGACTCTCGACGCCTGAGAGTTTTCTCGAAGCTGCTTGAGCGCTTCTTCGTTCCCTGACTCAATTTGGAATAGCAAGTTCTCGTCAGCAATAATTTGATCGACCGTATTCTTCGAGCTTGAGGCCCTTGAACGGTTGGCATCTTGGATTACTCGCTGGACATACTTTGTATCCCGGGCTCGGCCCTCTGCGAGGTCATGATCAACCACCCCTGCTTGGATGGCCGCTTGAACATCATCCTTTAGCCTTGCAGCTTCTCGATCCTTGAGGGCGGCTTCAATTCCCAGCTGCTCAAGACTCTTCTCACCCAATTCTGCTACGATCTTGCGCGTCTCTGCGTTTTCCTGCTGAGCCGACGTAAGGCGCTGCTCAGCGGTCCAAAGCCCGTCTACGGCCTGTTTTGCAGCAGTATTGGCTACCGTAGCCCGGGTCGCCGCCTGCTCAACGGCCACCGAGACGGAAGGCTGATGAGTTGTAGACCTTTCAACATCGTCTTGCTCGTCTGACGGGCGGTGGAAAAGCTGGTCCATGAACGGGATGCCGGAGAAGGGCTTGGCCTTGCTTCGAGCGTTTGAATGCGCTCTGTCTTGGGCGGTCTGAGAGTTGAGCAGGAATTCATTCTTCCTGACATAGTTTTGAGTCTCAGTGAACCGAGGGATTGAGCCCTTGACATCCCCCGGGCCTGCATTGTAAGCCGCGAGGGCCAGACCTACATCACCATTGTAGCGTTGCAACAGGCTGGCGAGGAACTTAGAGCCAGCCATGACATTCGTCTGTGGATTAAAAGCTCGATTGCCTAGACCATGGCTCGGCATCATTTGCATAAGCCCGGCAGCACCTTTAGGTGACAGCGCTCTAGTATTACCACCAGACTCGGTAGCAATGACAGAGTTGATCAATTCAGGAGGCAGGCCCGTTGCAGCCGCAGCCGCCATCACAGCCCGTTGAATGGCAGGGCTGGAGGTAACTTTACTGAGAGCCCTTGTTAAATCTGCCTTTTGTCGACCACCTAGGCTTCCGCCGATTAGCGAATACGATTGAGCGCCTGCTTCTGTTGACCCTCCAGACTTGCCGCTGATGGCACCAAGGATATCCTTGAGTTGAAGGATAATAGTATCGACACCCTCGCTGACTTGAACGAGAGGAGGTTTCAATTGCTCTGCCTGAGTCTTGAGTTGAATCTCAAGCTGATGTTGCAAGGCAGGCTCTGCTCCGGTATCGATTGCGAGTTTGAGACTGGCTTTAATATTTGCTAGTCTCGCATCTTCGCCGGCTCTGACCGCATCGAGTTGAAGATTAACATACTGAGTATAGGTATCCTTCATCACGCTCTGTTCTTCTTGTAGAGCACGAGTCCTCAGCATGACAGCATTCTGAAGATCTGAAGTCAACTCAAGTTCAGCATTACGTCGGTCAACTAGAGCAGAGATGTATTTGGTCTGAGCCCGGGTTGCCGAGTCGACGACAGGCAAGTCTTTGGTGAGCATTAGTTGAGCTAATTTGAACTCAGCATCGCTCTGTGCATATGAAGCAGAGGTCACCGCATCAGTAACACCCTTGAGGTCTTCGAGGTACTTGGTGCGAGTCCTAATTGCTGCCAGACCACCAGCCCGGGGAGGTACAGAGAGCTCAAGACCTAAGTCATGTTCCAGTTTGAGTATGTTTTCAAGTGACCGTTGGGTCTGCTGTAGATCTTCCTGCTTAAATTTCAAGCGCATCGACCTGCCGGAAGAGGCATACAAAGCGTCCACAGCGAATTGAACTTTATTTGTTTGTTTCTCAAGCGACTCCATTGCCGTTCGAGCATGTTTCGCAGGGGGCTCAAATACTTCACGGGCCGCCTTCTCGGCTTCGCCAGCAGCTTGCCTCTGGCGAATGAGACCGGCGAATGAAGGGTCATCCTTGAGGGCCTGCTGAGCGAGCTTCCGGGCCTCTGCGCCTTTGACGCCCTTCTTAACTATGTCGAGTACATGCTGCTCAATTTCAAGCTGGCCTACTTTGAGTATCCCCTCTAGCTCGTCTGAGACTTTTGCCAGTTCTTTTGCCTGATCTCTTATTGCGTTAGTAGCTGCGTCAACCTTGGGGGTTAGATTATCATACATACCACCAAGCTTTTTAATCTCGATTGTAGAACGACCTGCTGAGCCGAAGAACTTGTCTAATTGTTCTCTGTTCATTCCGAGAGCATCCGAACTAGCCTTCATCTTAACAACGCTCTCAGACAAACCACCCCTCAGCCCTTTCAACTGGTCTTGCAATTCTCCGACCCTAGTTGATAGAAAATCTACTGATAGAGCAGATGTCTCTGTTTCCTTAGCTAATTGTTCTCTAGCCTCAGGACTACGAATCAAAGCATTTAACCCTACGATGCGGCTCTCTAAAGATTCAATTTGACGAATTTGTTCAGCCGCGGTCGCACCAGCTAGTCGAAGATCGTTTTCTTGTTGATCACGAGTACCCTGCCGCATCTTTTCGAGCCCGGCATTGACAGCGGCGATCTTCTCTTTCTCAGTGGTCAGGGCCTGAATGTAGATCTGAGTAGTCGGGCTAAGTTTTGCCAGCACCGCATTCATCTTCTCATGGTTGTCCGCTGAGATTTCAGTAGACATGGAAGCAAGGTCTGCGTTGGCTGAAACCTCTCGCATGGTAGCTGCGAGGGCTGTATTCTGATCAGCGGCTTCTTTATTTGCTTGAATGCCATCGAGAGTAACCTTTGTCGAAGCCTCAATCGCATCATCAGTCTTCAGAATCAGGTAGAGCATTGCGGCAATGGCGAGGGCCACAGCACCCCATCCCAGAGTGAAGACAGCCATCGTAGCATTCGCTCCCTGAATGAGAGCAGCAGTTCCCGCCATGACATTACCGACAAGTCGAATAGTCATGATAAAGGTCTTGGCTGCGTTGATGGCTGTAGGGATGGCAGTCGTCGACGAGAAAATGACTGCTAGGGTGAATGCTGTAACAGCGGCTGTAGCTAGACCCAAAGTGGTAGGAGCACCCAAGAAAATACCGAGCATTGCACCGAGGGCGGTTCCCACTTTTTCAAGCATGGGTGCCAAGACATTGAGTGAACTAGAAATCAGAGGCAAGAAGGGTGTGCCTACTGAAATCAAGAATCTGTCCCAGCTATCGCTTAGGTTCTCGAATGCGTTGGCTGCGGCGTCTGGGGCTCTCGGTAGTTTTTCAAGACCCTCAACCCACTTGTCGATGAATTCCTCGACGCTCTTGGTCTGAGCATTCAATTCCTTTGGAGAGATGGTACCGAAAACGTCTCTGAGAGCCCGACCCGCAACAGGGGCTGTCTGCAAGATGGGTCTCAGGTCCTGCATTATGATCTTGCCGGCTGCTGTCATTTGAGTCAGCTGAATCATTACCCTTGCAAGCTCATCCTTACCTCCTGTAAAGGCTACGGCATTGGCAAATTGCTGAAGGGTTTTTCTTGCTCGCTCGGCATTAAATCCCAAAGCTTGCAGGGCAACTGAACCTTGGATGGCCTCACGGAATCCTAGACCGGGAACTTTTGCTACTTCTTTGAGTTTGACTATTTCTTCTCGGGCCGCGGATGCAGAACCCATCATGGCAGCAAGGCCCTGCTCAAGCCGTTGGAAAGTAGCGGCCCTCTGGATTGCAGTACCGAGTCCAGCAATACCTACAGCAATCGCAACAAGTGCTGCAAGAGCAACATTGCGGATAATGGTCCAAGATTGTTCTTCTTCTTGAACTCGACGAGCGGCATGCTCCCGGCCAATCCGGGCCTGATCCGCCTGAGCCTTGGCGATGGCTTGTTGTTCTCTTTGATGAGCAGCGATTAGAGAATTGCTGCGTTGTCTCTGGAGGGATTCTACTGCAGCTTGTTTTTGCTGCTCAACCCGGACTTCTGCTTTGTTGGCTTTCTCAATTTCGTTTAATCTGCCCCGCAACATTTTGCTATGCTCTTGTTGCTGAGCTTTATTGATGCGATCAGCTGCGGCGGCAGACCTCTGAATCTCCCGGTCTTTCTGTCTTTGGATTCGAGCAGACTCTGCCGCCGCTTGCTTCTCTGATCTGACCTGAGCGACGTTTGCTTTTTCAATCGCATCAAGCTGATCTTTTAACATTCTATCAACTGCGGACTTAACTCCCTTAGTACCGGAAGCAGTATCATTCCTAATCCGCACAGGGATGACTACTTCGTAATCGTTCTTTCCACTCCCTCTTGGCATTACGAGTTAGTCATCCCCTCCCGAGTAACGGGCCTTTGACCTTCGCTTCTCAGCAGCAGCTTCTGCTTTGTCTCGCTGAGAGGCGGTCAGCTCATTATTCGCGCGATTTCTTCCGCGCCATATGCCCGCCAAAGCAGCGTCAATACCCGGAGTGGGCGTTACTCCATAGTCTGCGAAAGAACTTCCGTTATCGAGTTTCTCGGCCCAGTAGAAACCCTCTTGTACCGCAAGATTAAACTGCGCTGGCGGAGGGACTAATTCTGGCCCGCCGGGCTTGGCCTTAGTCCATCGGTACGAGAAATCTGTCAGCGCTTCGGTGATTCCCGGTCTGTTTTCGAGAACGCAGCAACCAATGCGGCCGAGATCTCTACCATGTAATTCGGCGAAAACAGAGATAGGAAAGAGTCCTTATCAGCCTCGACGTAGGGCCTGACTCCAGACGGTTGATCAGCATTGAGTTCTTCGCCAAAGACCACAAGACTGTGCTCAGGGTCGTCGAGCGGGCGAATGAAATGCTCCTTGAAGATTGACACGCCCTGCTCAATGTCGACCTTGATTTCGGTCTTTCCAAAGTCGCTTTTCTTTCCGGGCTTGGGCTGGTGGTCAATACCGAATGCGAAGTCCTCGCGGAACCGAGTTCGGCGCTTGCTATCCGGTCGGCGCATCGACATGAGCAATTTATAAGCCGGCTCGTCAGGGTCGCCAACGTTCAGACGAATCCTCATCTCACCCGACTTCTCAAACATGAAAGCGATACCAGCCGACGCCGTGGCTATGTATTCACCATTGCCTCGAAGCAAATTGGCAATTGCGTTTGACTGACGTTCAACGACAAACTCGATCATTTGTTCTTTGGGGAGAGGGAACCAGCCCGGCTTCCATACATTCGAGATCTCGTCGAGAGAATAGATCTCGCGGACTGTATCAGGAATTGACTCTTCATCCCTAAACTCCTCAATCCTGACGCCACCCAACTCGGCGGGTCGCCAGCCGCCTCCGGTGATGAGGGCTTTGTAGAGATTGCCGTCTGCGGGAAGACTTCTGTTCTTCGAGCGGAATTGCCCCTTGGCTATCTGCTCGGTGACTCGCATTGTATCGTTCTCATGCTGGAGCAAGAGAGGGAAGTTCGACTCGTCGAGTCGAGTGAAATCGTGGCGGAAGATGTACGGGATATCCGCATCATATTCCAAAGTCTGCACTTTCTGAACGGGCGCATCCACTCGGTATGAAGGAGGACGCGTACCGTTGCCAGTTTCGGTAGTCATGTCAAAAGGTCCTTTCGTTGGATTTGGAAAAGGCCATACAAAGCAACAACCCGCTCAAGCATCGGACACCTGAGCGGGCTACTGTTCAGCAGAGCCGTTCTTGATTTCAAAAAATCGACAAATAGCCAGTCTCAACTAGCTGTGTGATGTTTCTGAAGGGTGCGGTGGGATCTCTCGGACGGGCGCAGGGCTCGACGCTACGACCTCCGACTTCGTTACCCTTTGGTCGCCACCGACGGCCGAAGGAATCTCTTCAACTTTACCCGGCAGAATCGAGGCCGTACCGCCAGCCATGGTAGCTTTAGCGCCCTCAGAATAGATCGGGTCGTTAGCCATTGACTGTTCTCTTACTCTTTCGAGCTGAATGCGATTGGCCTCGTCACCTTCTGCGACGTGGGTTTCATAAAGCTTTTGCCTGACAGATGACAGGGTTTGCCCATCAGGCATCTGGAAATTGTCTGGGTCTAATCGGCCCTCAAGCTGGATTCTGCGTTCCTCAGCGTTTGCAATGTCCAGCGCTGATCCCTCACCTTCGAGCGGCTTCCCCTGCTCGCCGGCAGGAGTCTTGGTTTCATTACCCATGACTAATCTCCCCATGCAGAAAGCGTCTGCGATTACTGAATCAGGTTGTCCGCGGTCCGGATACGCTGAATGAAGTATCCACCCGTGACTGCGTCGGTCTTGGGATAGAAGTTCATTGTGTATGCGGCGTCGTCCCCGTCTGGGTCTGACTGTACCGTCTCGATCTCGGCGAGCGGGCATTTCCACTCGTACTCGTAGAAGTAATTATTGGCCGAAGCACCGATGCCGTCCTCACCCCTGAATAGGTAAGTGAGGCTCGTGATATCCGTGCCGCTCTGCGCCATGACAAAGGCTCGGAGCATCGGGTCCATTGCGACCTTGAGTCGAGCCGAGGGGACGCGCTGGCCTCGGTGAATGTCTCTGGCGTAAGCACCAGCCTTGCGGTTTGCAGCAACTGTGAATGGATCGCCGGCACGCTGCTTGACCACGATTTGATTGTCGAGACCGCAAGCGCCTGAGATCAAATCCCCATCGGCTGCGAAGTCAATGGTAGCTCCGTTGGAGAAAGTGACCTTAGTTGCAGCGGGATGCATCAAGTGATGGTCGGGAGGGTTGGGTGGAACGACTAGAGCTACTCCGACCGCAATTGCTGCCGCCATGTCAGCGGTGAACCCATTGGCTTCCAGAGTGGCTGCCAGAGAGTTCATCTTATAGAGACCAGTGTTGATGAGGTTGGCCGAGAAGGTAACATCGTTCTCACCTTCGAATTGAATCTCGAAATTCGAGACGGCCATCGAGGGATGAATGAATTTGTAGCCACCGAGGTCATAACCAAAGGTCGTCAGCTTAGGGATTCGGCCCTGAGCCTTGGTCTGCATGTTGGTGGTAATGTCGAATGCCAGAGATCCGCCGGGAGCCAATTCCGCGCTCACCGTTCGAGTACCACCGAGACACCTGTTTCCCAGTCTGGCGGCGGTCTCACAATTGAGCAGCCCGCCGACCGAAATCTGGGTCGGGATCATCCAACCCTTGCGAAGCTTTTGCGCCCGCTCATTGCCATCACCTACCATGGTGTCGGCACTACGGCTCACGTCTGGGATCGGAGGCATTGAGCTGTTGAGCAGCCCGCCGACGAAATCAGCCGTAAGGATATACGGGGTGTTAACGGCGACCTCAGGCAATTTGCTGAGGAAGATATTTTGGTCGATGAGTTGAATTCTGTCGCTCATTTGTATCCTCGTTTTCCCTTACGCTGGTTTGACCAGTGGAACCGCCTTGAGTTTTACGAATACTTCTCCGAGTGATTCTCTGGTCATTCGTTCGCCCACTCTGACGAACCCTCGACGCTCTTCAAAATCCAAGACCTGCTCGACGACGCTTGGTCGTTTCAAAACTTTGCTGGCAAACAGAGCGTAGGCGACCTTATGTACTTCGGATGCGTGCCTTTTCTCTGCATTGTCATCGTCTAGCCCAATGTCATCTTCGTAATAGCTGTCAATCAAAAACCTGAGCCTGAAAGTCTTGCGCGTCACTGTTTGGGAAGGAATGCTGGTGTCGATACCACCAAATCCTACCCAAAATATGTGAATTCTCTTGGTCTGGTCTGGCGCATCTCCTACCAAGTGTCGATCACTCTCAAGTTTCGTTGCGTAGGTCTTCGGTACTTGGTCGACAATTCTTCGATTTTTCAATAAGGGGATTTGCTCCCCGGGCTGAGGCGCGCCAGCTGGTATCAAAGTCTCTTCCAGCACTTCATAGATGCCTGCTTTGACCTCTTCGCATAACTCGGCGAAGTCTGCTGGCGAACCTACGTGGTCAGCAATCATATCAGGCAAAACCCTATCTCCTCATCTGCCGATCGAATGCTTGCTCAACCACTGGCCCAAGTAATACGACCGCTCGACCTGCGGGCCACCTGCCGGGATAGCTGTCTTGACCTCTCGCTCGCTTGATCCAGCCATGCTCGATCACTAGCGCAGGAGTATCAGCAACGACTTCTTTCTCAAAGCGGCCACGCCCTCGTTTGCGAACGCTTCTTTTGGTCTTACCCGTATCTACAGCATCAACATTTTCAAACTCTTGCTGGTAGACTCGGATGAGGCCATCAGTGACATCACTAAGAGCACTCTCAATCTGCCGGTTATCAATGAACGTTAAAGCTTCGGGAACATCAGGAACATAACCTACGCTGAGAGCCGGCCACGACGTTCTCATTGCTCTTCACCACCAACATACTTTCGACCGAGAGACTTAATACGAATGCGCCAGTATGGCTTGTCGGCATCTGGGGCTGCGGTCTCATCAAGCATCTCGTTAATAACATTGTTTAGGCTAGGGACCCCTGCATTCGTAATGACTATATGCGTGCTACCTTTAACCTTTGCTGCGAACGCCTCAGTTATGTCAGCTACCTCGACTGTGGTGGCTCCAAAAAACTCGGAATATTTTGCTCGCCAACCTACAGTGACCTCAGCTATTTCCTCAAAAGTTTCGTCGTCGCCCTTCTCCTTGAGAAGCTTAAACTTCGCCTCGTCACCAAGGAGTAGGCCCTTGATAATGTCAAAGGTCTCGGAAAGGACTTCAGTAAGTTCGAGCACTTGATCATCCTACCTCACGCTACCAGCACAGGAGTAAACCCATCTCGTATCTGAATGCAGTGGTCAAAGATTGAGGCTACATCGATGCCTGACATTTTAGGGTACTTTGAAGCCTTGCGTGCTTTCAAATCCCATGCATCCCAAGCAGCGGCCCGAACATCATAGATACTCCCTTGAGCCTCGCCAGCATCTTCGAACGAGGAGCCAGTCCATGTAGGCTCGACATTGCTGCCTGCCGCAGGAACTTTGACTCTGTACCATCTTCCGTTTGGAATAGACGGTGAAAATAATTTCCCGACCTTGAGTTCGGTGTTTACCACCCAAGTCATTGCACGTCGGTTGTTGTCAAGGATCTTGCCTAGCTCACCATCACCATCCCCTGTGTACGTTAGCTTGGGATTAACATCAGGTTGAGCCAATTCGATGAGACGCGCAAGCGCCTCTGTTCTATCCGTCGCATCGCTCATTACTCGTTCAGGGTCAGGGCTGATTCACCTTCGCCAGTACCCTCCGGTTTGGTTGAGCTCTCAGGTTGACCGCTCTGCCACGGTTTGAAGACCTGAGGAGGTTCTTTTGTCTGGGGAGATGTTGGAGCCTCGGTCGCTTCTTTAGCAGCCGGCTCAAGATTCACACCACCCTCGCCACCAAGTTCTACCTTACCCTCTGGCCCATGAACGATCACTGGAGCAACCATCGGCTTTGACTTCGGTTTATCCTCCTCAGGTGGCATCAGGCCGTACTTTCTGGCTCGCTCGGTCGAGATTCTGCTGCCAGCGGCAACTATGAGAGTACCGCTAATACCCGGGCCTGCCTCAACCACTTTGCCCTCGCTTGTAAAGATCCACCGTTTATCTGAGGTATACATGAGCCTGCCAATGCCTCCCAACCTATGCTATTTGCATCATATCTGCTGTTTGACGCGCTTTTATGCCAGACCCGAGCCCTTATATCCCCTCGCGGGTGAAAAGGGCTCAGGCGGGCGTTTACGGGGCTAGTCGACCATGTAATAGATGTCGACGTTGGTGCCATTCAGAGCAGTCGCGAGTTGGGCCGTATTCTTCTCGACCTCGTCGTTGTCAACGACCACGGTGGGAAGGACGGCTTCCCTGACATTGTTTAAGAAGGCCGAGATAACGGTATCGCGTGAAAATGCTCTTCCCAGACCCAGCTTGGCTCCGGTACCGATCGACGTGGTAGCCCCATTGCCATCATGAGGCGGGATCTCGATCGAGTCGATCGTTTTGAAAGCCTTGGCTCCAACCACCGAGCCTGCGGTGTCAAGAGTGAATGCCGGCAGAGTTTCGTTGATGGCATGGTTGAGAACATTCGTGCCGAAAATCTTGGCAGCAATTGCCTTGATATCGCCGCCCACTCCACCAGCAGTAGCAGTGACATTACGCGGTACTGTCGGGTTGTTGATGGTGGCGTCGCAGATATGAATTGTCTGCACTCCCTTGTCAGGCCAAGCAGCCAGCACATCGCTCGCTGACGAACCCAAGACGCCAATGCTGACTGAGACTCCGACTCCATCATGAGCCGGTATCCTGACTTCGGTGACTGTCTTGAAAAACCCGACGCTAGTAACTGACCCGAGAGTATTCAGAGTAAATGCTGGCAGAACCTCGGTCAATGGAGCACCAGCAGCGTTGGTACCGATAATGGTCACCTGATTGGCAGCCACATCACCAGCTACGCCCGTAATAGTGGCGGTCAGACGTTTCGCTGTCGCATTCGACCAAAGCGATGCCTTGTTATAAATCTTTCGGTAGCTGCCATTGCTGGCGAGGGCTGCCATGAGGGCCGCAATTGCACCCAGAGCCACCGCGAGGAGAGAAAGATGTTCAGTGCCACCTGAAATCCCTGCTCCAGTTACGAAACCGCCTTTTGTCGTGCTCATGATAACCTTCTCCTCGAATCTTTAGAAACTAAACTTGAGTCAAAGGGTGCCGGGCTTTCACCAAGCACCCTCTGCTACATCAGACCCGGGCTTACTCGCCGGCTTTGTTCAGGTTGGTGACTTCGCAGAAAGCCTTCGCGCGATAAATCTCAAGCGACAGGCGTTCCTCAACCCTGATGCGTTGAATGTTATCTTTGAAGTCTTCGTTGATGTAACCAACGTCAATCCGCATTCCCATGCGACGGCTGATGTGAGAGAACATCTGGAAGTCACCTACCAGACCCAATCCGTCGAGCTCGGCGTTCGTGGAGATAACTGGCAATCCCCAGAGCGTCTGCGGACCCTGAATCGACGGGTGACCCCAGATGTAATCGCCTGTCTTAGTGCGGACTAGGCGAATCGCCAGCCACTGGAGCGGGTTCATGATGATGCCGCTTGTATTCGCCAGACCAGTGACGCTGTTGACTTCCGTGATTGCTCGCAAGAAAACGTCGGCGTTGTCCTCACCATCGGCGCGAGCGATGCTGCCAATATCTTCCTTCGTGTGGAAGCCCTGCAACTGAGGCGCGATGCCGTTTCCTCGCAGCAGGCCGATTTGCTCTTTCTGCTTGACCATGAGCGTCAAGCGACCGTCGATGTACGAGCGGACCTGAGGAACGTCCATCAACTGCTCATCCGAGATCGGGAGGGTGACAGCCACCTTGCAAACCGGCTGGCGTCTCTCTTCGAGCTTCAACTCAGCTTCCGGCTTCGACTGACCCTCTCCCACGAAGTCGGCGTTGTTCGCAAACACCGTTTCCTCGTAGTACACGATGGTGGCCTGCGTGGTGTCGTCCTGAGGAATGAGGTCAGCAACGACAGGAGGGATCTGGATCGACATCACTGGCGGGCGCGGAGCAAGCTGCGGGAATGGCGCCCAGCCTGCGGTGGTCATCATGGTGGCCTTCAAGGCTGCGTCACCATAATCAGCGCGCATCTGAGCAATTGTCTCGTGAGCCTTGAGTGAAATTTCATTCGCCTCGTAGGTCATGCGGTCGCCGGCGGCAGGGCTCCACGGTTTTTCCTTTCCTGAGACCGCCTTGTAATACGGCGACTCAACGAAGTAGTCAGCGAGAGACTTGAAAGATGATGGATCTGCCGCACCACCCTCGCCGCCAGCACCTGCCGCGCCGCCGCCGTTGAAAGGCAGGTTGCGGTTGACTTGACCAAAGGATTTCAGGTGTTCTGCTGACTGAGCCTTGAAGGCTTCATCGGCTTCTCGCAGTTCCGAGAACCGAGCGCGCATGTCTGTCAACTCAGCATTACGCGTCTGGAAATCTTTGATGACTTCGGTGGAAGCGCTCTTGAGGGCATCACCCTCGTTCATCTTGAGCATTTCCTGATACTTCGTTTGGATTGCCTCGCCCAAGGCTTTGAACGCCAGACCCTTCCAAAAGTCGGTACGCTCGTAGGGCACATGTTCCGCCATAATGTTCTCCTAAGGTGGCTATACGCCAGCCATTTCATTTAGATGTTTCGTATTCTCGATTGCAAAAAGGATTGAAGCGTACTCTCCATCAGCCAATGCCTTCTTCGGGGTTGCCTCATCGAGTAGCTTTTCAAAAGCCTCAAGAGTCATCCCACCGGAAGCCAATGCTTCTTTCAGCCCGGTCACTACCTCACCGAGCTTTTGAAGCGTAGCCTTGGAAAGAGTTCGCCCAGACTTCGTTGCATCGTTAGCGCGAAACTCAAGTTTTTCACCTAGCCGCTCGACCCAAACGTTGAGCTTGGGTACCAACGACTTGCTCATGCTTGCGTACTCCTCTACGGCGGTCACCACCTTTGTGGAGTGTTCATCGAGGGCTCCTCCGGTCACCAGAGAATCCTCGATGCTAAGAAGACCTTTCAACGGGCTCTCGCTTAATAGGGAGGGCAACGACCTCAGCCAGAAAGCGCCCTCACAATACCCACTTGCATCGCCATTCTGTTTGTTCTTCAACCACTGAGTCATTTGTTGAACAGCGAGGGGTACTAAACGATTGAGATATTCAGCGCCGGCCTCTGCGACCTTAGCTGCAACATCAATTGTTACGCCCGTAATGTCTTCGGCCTCAGCAGCCTGAACTATGTCACGGCACACTTCTTGGAAGGTGCTCTGCAAATCATAGATAGACTCAGTACGTTCGGCCAATTTGGTTTCGAATAAACTCTTCATCGGCGACTTAACAATCCTCTTGCTGACTTCCTCAGGGGTCGGCGGAGGCGGCAATACTTCTTCCGAGCCTTCCAAACCCTCGATGGATTTCACAAAAGTGCAGCGCTCAATATCAGAGTAGGATTTGAGGGCCAGAACCTTGCCCTTTGTCTTGGGCTCGACCGGTTTGGTGGTAAGAGAGAGTTCAACAATGGGCCATGCCTTAATCCATGTCGACTTGCCTACAGCCTCGCGCTGAATTAAGTGAGGAGCACTGCCTGTGCTCGTACCCAGCTTGCCTAGCTCGGCCAATTTGTAAACGAATTTGTTGTATTTATCGCTGAGGTCGAGTTGAGTTTTGAACCAGACATCGTCTTCGCGGATTTCGAGAGTGGCCCGGGAAATCTTCTTGGACTTCATGGTGTCGTCGAGGCCGTGGTCGTAGATGACAGGGCGGACAGCTTTGAAGTCATCCGTCTCGAAGAAGTAGTCGGTGCTCTTGGTGAAGAAATCGTTAGCAATGTCACCATCACCCTCGCCTGAGAATATTACAGCAGGGCCTTCGAGAGTACCGAATTCGACACCGTTGATCTTTTCAATGCCCAGAGCCTTGACAGCGCCGCCGAAAGCTACAGGAGACTCATCATTGAGTCCTACGCTCAAGCCCTCGTCACCCTCGTCCAAAAAGGCAACGGATTTTTCAGCTTTCGAGAAGGCATGCTTCCCGGGTCCCGAGTAGTCACTACTGTGGGCCGGGTTATCGTCCTTCGCCATTCCGCAGACTGAGCACTGTTTCATTGTCGCACCCTCAGGTGTTAGGTTGACCTTGACTTTGCCTCCCGGGGTCGGGTCAGGCGGGTACCCTGCTGTCGTGGTCATCAGAGCCATAGAAATACATCAGCAGCTAGTATATCGTAGTCTTGGGGAGAGCACTTTTTTGCGAAAATTTACCAGCCTGAAAATTTTTAGAGGTTCGCTGTCTCGGAAACCACTTGAGTAATAGTCCATGCCTGAGAAGCACCGGTGTTAAATACAATGCTGGCAATTAAACCTAAAGCACCCGAGTTAAAAATACCAGAAACAGCTGTGAGTACAGCCATTGGTATGTTGATCAACCCTGTGGTATTTCCATTGTGTCCAAAAGCTAGTACACCTTGCGCGATGCAGGAGCCACCAAGAGGTCCTCGAATTGTAACAACTAGCTCCGCCCAACCAGCATCGGCCACAGCTGTACCTACTGGTAGAGTAAAAGTTAGAATATCTGCATCAGCTACAGAGCCTGCGGTACCCAATTGAAAAACGATTACGCTGGTTGTGATACCTGCTGCTGTTTTGGTGATTGCGAAAGTGAATCGAAAAACTGTACCAATACGTAGACCGCCGGCAGGGATGGGTATAGTAGAACCAGTGATTACAGTAGGAGTAGCTGCTGTAATGGCCTGAGAGGCTACAGAAGAATTCCCATCCTTTGAACCGAGTCTGGGTTTCGCCATTCGTTATCCAATTACCACTACTCTGTATTGATTCGCTGTCGGTGCAACTGCAAAAGCCACGATTACTCGATTCACTGTAGACATTGTTACATCTGCCTCGACCTCAACTCCATCAGATACTCTTCGAATGGAAACCTGAACATCCAAGGTGTTAAGGTTGTGGTCGACATTAAATGAGACTGCTGCATTGTCCCCAATGTTGAGAGTAAACCGGGTTAGAAAACCAAGGTTAGCTTTTGCTCCTGCGACATTGATCGCTCCTGAACCTCCTCGGTTGACCGGCAGCCCGTTGACCGGGTCAATGTCGATATTGTCAGGGTTGACGATGATACCTGACCCTGCCGCTGCAACAATATCAAACGTGTTGCCAGTGGCAAGCATACCGGCGCCGGCCACCAAAGCGGTGAGGGGTAGCATTGTGAGTGTGACGGCGGTTACGCCGAGAGTACCACCCGGGTCAGCAGTCGACAGGTGAATGGTATTATCGTAGGTGGCTCCCTGTTGAATAATAATAAGTTTGCCGGGAATCTCTGCCCACACATCCATCGATGGGTGACGAGTGAGGGCTACACCAGAACCATTAAAAATGTAGAGGCCATTCTCAGCAGGAGCAGCCTGAGCCCTGAGCAAGAGCAACTCCCCAACAGCTAGAACGATGGTGTCAAATGTCGAGGTCCCCGGGTTCGCTATATTGACGTTGGCTGTGGATGCGGCCCGAGCCGGGGGAGTAGTCTCTAACCCCGTCACCAGTGAATTCAACTGGTTCAGGTTTACAGCGTCTGTACCAGCAGTTCCCGGCAGCAGGTTAGTAATCTTTTGATTATTCAGACTCAAGCTAGCTATCGGAGCAGAAATCTGGTCAAGCGTGCCGAGCACTGTCCACCCAATGCCTGTATAGAATTCAAGAGTCTTGGAGACAGTGTTAAAGTAGAAGCGCCCAGTGCCTGGAGTGCCGGGTTGAGCAGCAAGATTCTGGAGAAGGACATTCAGTATCTCCAGCTTATTCATGTCGATTGGAACGAGTTGTGGTTTTGGCATGTTAGTTACAATACACCTTTCCTGAGATCGCGTACGCTATCAAAACGGTGAGGTTGTTATCATCGACGTGATGAACCTCGGCCTCAAATTCAGTACCAGCACTATCCACGCAGGCTATTGTGGGTCTCTTACCTAAGTTGTGATTGATGGTCCAAAGCGTTGAAGGGATATTCTGGTTATGAATGTAATTTAGATCACCACCAGTTCCGGGAATACCCTGAACACCTCGGTCCCCCGTGTCCCCTTTGACCCCTCTGGGTCCCGGCCCGCCGGGAGGGCCTTGAGTACTTACTTCAACAACTTCAATCTTTGGAGAGACAAGAATTTCCTTGAGCTGACCCTCCTGTAGTTCAATGATAACTCGCTCAGAGCGATCTACAGTAATCTGATCAGGCATTGACTTCTACATCTCCAGACAAGTAGTCATTTTCCACGTCCCCATTTGTTCGAACCACCCGCCATTTGTAAGTACCCTTCGACCATGAATAGGTTGCTGTCTCTGCATCCGGGATTAGAAATTCAAACGATGAAAAAAGTTTCCACCACTGCCCCGACATTGGGCGATGGTTAGTGTTTGCCTGAATAGCTATCCACAGCTTACCTTTGAATATGACTACATCGTTGATAACATAAGGGGTTTCTTGCCACCATCTTTCTTTCCACTGAAATGGAGCTATGCTGATCTTCCCATTCGCAGTCGTTAGTTGAATCGGTGTGCCGCCGCCCTCTGGGGTAATGGTGAATGTGGCATCAACAAATGAAGTAGGCGCGCCGGACGCATCAACGATAGATATAGGCACTCGGAAGGTAGAACCTCTTTTAATCGAGACCACCCAATCACTCATACCTATGCCTCAGCAGCGAACGAAATAGTAGACTCCATCGATTGCCGAATCTCGCCGGCAGGGATCTTTTCAATACCGAACAATTGTCTGATAGCGAATGCCTCTGCAAAGGCCTCAGCAGGGCCAGCCACAGAGTAACGACTAATGTTGAGAGCGTCTTCGGTGGCCCAAACTGGGTTGTCACTGCTGACCTCAGCATTACCATTCTTGTTCTGTTTGGTCCATCCATCGAGAACGTGAGCAAGCTCGTGGTCAATGGTTGACTCGACGGTATCTACAGGGAAGGTAGAAATATCGTCATTACCGATTGTTTCGGTCAAGGCGGCCTGCATGATTGTTGGGTCTGTCCAGAGCGAAGAATTAAAAACCATTCTGTAGTTGCCGTCGTCGAGAAGACGCACATAAGCAAGGTTGGTTTCCCTTTCGTTCGGCTCCATCGTAACTTCTCTTAGAAGAGAAGCCGGTTTAGGAAACTCTGACGCAAACGTCAGGATGCGGTCGGTAGCCAAGAGGGCCAGCACCACATCCATGTCGTCGAGTTTAACCTCGCAATTTGGTAGAATGTCGGTAAACTCAGAGCGCATTCCCGGGATGGCCTTAGTTGCTACTCCATTGCCATTCCAAAACAGACGCTTGTCATCTGCGGTGGCAACCCCTGAGGATGGGAATCGAGCAATCTCTAGCAGCAGCTCGACGATATTTGCCCCAAGCCTGAAAATTGGAATCTCAGTCATGGGGTCGGCTTCGAGAGCAGCAGCCCACTGGTGATGCCCATCTGCAACATAACCATCATCACTGACGAGGAGCGGGCGCTGAGGGCCTTCCCAGACCTTTGCCTTTGCTACTTTTTCAGGGGAGTATTCTTTTTGCGATGGTCTCAGGGCTCCCGGCAGCACATTCTCTTTCCTATTGCTTATCCCTCGACCCTTCAAAAACTGAACCATAGCCCCTCTGTGAGCTGATAAGACTTGAGGCATTGAAGTGCGAGGGATGCCCAGAGAACCGAAATACTCAGGGAAATCAACCCATGTAATGAGGTCTTGAGCCGACTTCATAGGTGCTTTTTTAACGAGAGCAAGCTTGCCACCTTTAGGTGGTGTTATGCTACCGGGTAAATTTACTCCGTTCACTAACTTGTTGACCGGGTTCTTCGCTTGGGTCTCAGCTAGCTTCAATGCTTCTTTCGCCTTCTCGTCTGCTCTGGCGGCCTGCTCATCAGCAGACATCTTGGCCCAGACTCGGTCTGCCTCTGGGTCGTCAGGATTACTAGGGCCGTATCCCATTGAGGCACGCAACTCGCTACGCATAATACCACCACTAGTATACAGGTGGCTCATGCGTTTTTCTTTCGCGTCTGACTCTTCTTGCAGGGCCTCGACCTGAGCAAGATCATGACGACAATACATACCCGAGTCTTTGCCTTCGAAATCTTCGAGCAGCTGGAAATTCAGAGTCTCCTCAATCAGAGTTAGCTTCGGGCAGACGTAGTTGCGCCATGCTCGCTTCTGAGCCTCAGACACATTCTTATAGATTGAATGAACATTACCAGTTCCCAACTCGAGGACGACAGCAGGGATACCTTGCACGGCGCAGAAGCGGTCCTCAGCCATGTATCGAGACTCACGAAGGTCTAACTCACGAGGGTTGAATCCAAGTTTGTAAGGACGTGCTCCATAGAGAACAAGTGGTTGGCCCTTCTTAGATCCCCGAGTCTTTTCAGCCATGCGGCGATCTAAAGCATCAATGTCAGTTTGTGTAACTCCTTGCCGACTGGCATCGATGCTAATTGCGAACCCGGGTACGCCTGAGCCTCCCATGAGGGTTGCATAGTAGGCACCAGCCTCTTGGTCACCGAAAAGCTCACGAGATACGGCCCGGTTACCGCTCCATCCGAGGCGTTGATTGTAAGGGTGGATTCCGTCTCGGATATGGATGACTTGCTCAACCGGTACGGGATACCAGATACCGCCTCTGTTAACTTCGTAGTAAGCGATGAAGCTTGAACCGTCAATGGGCCAGACTGGTCGAATGCTCCAATGAGGCTCCCACCACAACTCCAGAGGGTTGAAGCCCATGTTATCAAAAAACTTAATGACGTAAGCGTTGCCAGAGAGAACGAGCGAGAGGGCAAGACCTTTCTTCAGCTGCACTCCCTGATAACTATCGTTTGGTCGGTCCCAAAGTTTGGTGAGTTTGTGATCAGGTACTGGGATCGACTCGCTCTTCTCGGTCGTCCCATCTTTGTTGACATCTTGGCGCTTCTTAACAACTAGAGGAGCTTCCGGGATGGCATCACCAAGGAATCTACAGGCAGCGGCCACCAGAGAGTTATCAAGTGGATCTCCAAGCTGTTGTTGGTATTGCTCGACAGACCTGCTAGCGCTGAATCCAGTCTGAGAGTCGATGTATGCGTCCCAATGTTGCTCTGATCGAAAGATTTGAGACGAGCCATAGCCAGAACCCCAGCTGGGGAAAGGTAGGTTGCCGCTGAGGGGTACACTCTTGCAGTCCTCAAGCAGCTGGTCGTTTAGACTTTTGAATGGCTTATCCATCGGCATTGCTCAGTTCTAGCGCAGCCAGTGCGGCGCTTGGGTTTCGGTTGATAATCTTGAGCTCGGTATAGTGCTGTGTTTCGGTCTTGGGTCGGAAGCCGGCTCCAAGAAAGGCAGCTACAACGCCGGGAATTAGCATCAGCATCTTGACAGCGTTTTCAAGGTAGATATCATCAGTGCCGTTCGTGTAAATCGGATGGCCCTCTGGAGTCGTGACTTGAGAAACGACTCTGCCAGACTTGTCATCTGCCTCCAGCACCCCTTTGAGTTCGAGTGATTTCTTCCAAGGCAATTTGAACCCGAAGAATGTCCTCGGGACAATTGATAATACCTCATAATCTTCGAACCCAGTGGTTTCCATCTTGGTTATTTGCACGAAATGGCCTCCTCGTATCTGTGGCCATTATTATGCGGAGATCTCTGTCTTCTAATTTCCCATGATTTCCTAATCTTTTCCGCGTGGCCTTCTGGTTTAGGTTTGCCCTTCCTAGCTAGAGACATTTTGAGTTTAGTTTCTTCTGAATGTCTCTTGCCTTGATTACTTGCAGCAATTGCAGCGCTGTGTTGTTTTGAGCGAGGAGGTTTCTTCTTACCCTTCAAAGCTTTGCTGAGATTGGCCCGAGCTTCCCATGAAGTCCAACCAGTACCATTCCCTCCCCGAGCTATGTTCATCAATTCTGCAAACTGCAAGTAATACTCAATCCAGAACTGTTCTCTCTCCTGCCAAGTCTGCCAAGGATGAACTACATCGAGAAGTACAAACGTGACCAACCATGGATGCTGTCTTCTATGCTCAGCCAATCTTCTACGAATGTTTGCAGAGTACCCAATGTATCTCGGGTCCCCGTCTGCATCCAAGAGTAGATAAATCACTTTCATATACCCTCACGCGAATAAGAATTTGTTTGCCTCTTCGAAGAACGCCTGCACCACAGCATCTCCATCGTCGGTTGACCTACCGATGCGCTCGGCAATCTCTTTCTTGGTTTCCATTCTGAGCCGGCCGCCAGACTCGGGCTTCTTATGCGGTGCTGTTAAGTCACCAGTCAATCCGTCGTCAGGAGGAATTGCTACCTCGTGGTTATTCGAGGGGTCGAGCATCTCACGGAAGTTCCACCATGCAGCTGTTCTCTTGTTCTTAAACCCCATCTCACCGGACATATCTGTCATGTCTGAGCTTTCGGATGCCATGAACCCGACAACCTCAGCCGATGGGATTTCCAACTCTCTCAGGCGCGAAACAACGCCAGCACCGATCCCGTTTACATCAACGACTGCTCTGCCTCCGTACTTCTTTAGGATTCCAGCAACCCTGCCAGTGGTCTGCATGGTATCTTCGTTGTTATTCCTTTCGAGATACGGAATGAGCTTCAAAGTCTTGGTGTAACCATTTTCTTTGTCAGTGAAAGGCGAATCGAACCGTCTGGCAATTACTGTGAAATCTGCTTTGGCACCTCCGCCTCCGCCAACGTCGACTCCGACAGCCCTGAAGTTTCCTAGCTCCCTTCCATTTTCGTGCCACAGGCGCCATCTTTCATTCGCAAGCTCAACCCATGCCAGAGGAATAACACCTTCTTCATCATTAGCCCAAAACTCACCGAGGACTCTGTTCTGATACAGGGAGGTCTTCTCTCCCCACTGCTTCATGCGCTGGTTAGCCTTAGCCCGGTCAATACGACCCGCTGCAATAGCCTCTTCGAGAGTAACGTGCCGAGCCCACCAATCTTCATACCCGGGCTTGCGTTTATGAATGTCGTAGAAGCGCCCTACTGGCTCGCCGGGAGTCGAAATCACCAGAGCATAGGCTTCGGCCGCCTCAGAGCCCATGAATGCGCCTTCGGCCGCGTCAAAGGTCGTTTCCGGGATGGCCTTACCCTCGTCAAATATGTACAAAAGGCAGTCGGCGTGGGCGCCCTCAATCGAAGTATAGTTGTCAGAGGCGAGGGCAAATGCTTCACCCGTTTCAAGCTTGAGGCTTAACTGCAACAGCTCTGTCCGGTCGTTGAAGGGTTTGCGACCCACCTTGTCCCAATCAATACGCCGAACCCACTTCCATATCTCGGGCCAGAGGAACTTAGTTAGCTGTCGCCACGCTGACGCTGTGGTCAAACATTTCCAGTCCTCCCCATCCCGAGTCAGCGCAAACCAAATGATGAGCAGAGCCGCGGTGGTTGTCTTCCCCAGACCGTGAGGGCCGCGTACAGCCACCCTCTTCTTCGGGATTAAACTATCAAAGATCTCGTCTTGATATGCAGTCGGCTTCTCGTCTTTGTCATCCCGCCACTTAATGCACTCATGTATGAATGCTTTAGGCTGGAGCCGATACTTCTTTTTGAACAACTCGTAAGGGCTGAACTTTTTCTCTGCCTTAACAGCGACAGGCGCGCCAGCCATGACAGCATCATTATGGGCGCGTACTTCCTCCCTTACGATTGACAGCGTCGAATCCATAACCTAGTTTTCAAACTTCTCTCCCTCGAATTCGTCCAAGAGCAAAGGAGTAGGAGCGATAGGCTCTGGGTCGACTAAGTCAACAGGCAACGCATCAATCAAAGCCGTTGGATCTTCAATGCTGTAATCCTCGGCAAACCACATGGGTAGTTCAGCTAGCAGCTGTGTCCTGACCTCAACCGGATTTGCTGACGCATTGGAATTGCAGACCCGGGCTACCGCACCTTCAAGCTTATTCTTGATCCAGTTAGTCATCATTACTTTTGCTTGAATCAGACGTTGATTCGGGTCCTCAATCCAAGTACCCTCAACAGCAATTCTGTTGGTAGGGACACCGAGCGATAGCCGCCTGAGTTTGTCTGAGAACTCTTGAATAGCTATCATGTCCTTGTAATTCCACCGGACCGGTCGCTTAATGACTTTTGTCGGGATCTGTTGAGGCTGACCATCTACTCCAATAATCTCAGTATAGGTGTCGACTGCCGTTTCATAGAGCGGGGAGTCTAGCATCTCACTTGCCTTAGCCAGTAGCTTCTCGGACAGGCCGAATGCCTCGTGTCTATAGGCCGCCTCTCGCTTGGCCCAGAGGGCCGCTTCTGACTTAGTTTTGCTCTCGATAACCTGCATTTGAATATCAAGCAGGTGTTTGTCAAATGCTCTGGCCCGGGGAGCCCATTTGTAGTTCGTCGACAGCTTTTGGATAAGACCCAGACTGCGCCCAGATTCTTCTACGACTGTCTGCAAGGACCTCTTGAGCCCTAACTCCAAAAAGACCCAGAAGATGTTGTACGCTTCCGGGCTTTCTCCCTTGTCGATCTGACGATCCCAAGGTTGCTGTGTTTTCTTAGTGACTGACATTTCTTCTTGTACTTACGCTCGCGCCAGCACATAATGCGTACAGATCAGGAGGAGGGCTGGTAATCCATTCCTCTACTCTATCCTTGAATGTGACCAAATCAAAAGGCTTATCAAGTCTCAGAGTCACGCCCACTCTTTTGATTAAATCTGTACCTTCAGCCACATGAGTATTAGCTGAGATCAACCCGAATCGCGATGGAGTACAGCCTCGTGCACTTCCTTTTTCAATCTCTCTGAATGCGCTCAATAGACGAAGGCCGTTTATATCGGGGAGTACTAGATCCATTAGAACTCCTGTGTTTTCGCAGCACCGTATAGAAGCTGTAAAGATATTCAGGGCCTCAGTACCAGTCTCAGCAAAGACAGAATCATACTCCGGAAGATGCCTGAACGCCTCTCTAAGCAAATCGCTGATATCAGGAGAGTCTTCAACGACTAAGATTCTAGGTTTGACACTATCTGAGCAGCCCGCCGCTTTATGATTGGACTCCATCTATTCTAGTCACTTTCTTTTGAAGTTCTTCGATTTGTAGGGAGGCGGCTTTCAAGTGTTTTGAATTCTCGGTTATTTGCCCCTGCAACCCCAGATTCAAATCAACGACTTGCTCCACCTTAGCCCTCTCAGCCAAAAGCTGGTTTGTCAATACTTCTCGCTCATCCCTGATCCTTATTATGTCAATTTCAAACTTTTTCTTATCTGCTTCGGAAGTTTCTTGTAGGTGTTCTTTTTCTGCTTTGAAAACATTAGCTAAAGACTCCCAATGCTCGGTCAGCTTGTTAGCTAATTGAAGCTGATGTTCTGCCTCTACTTTGGCTGCAACATGAAGTGCTGTCTCGGCAGCAACCGCGTCTTCTATCCTTTTCTTAATGGCAGCTTCTTCATTAGTTTTCGCGGCCCGAGCGTTAGCCCTTATGTTTTTAATAACCTTGTAAGTAGTGACCGACCCTGTTATAACCGCCGCTGCGACTACGAAAAACGCTACAATACCCTTCGCCCAGTCTGTCGACGGAGGCTCTTCCAGAACAGCCACTAATGTAAGGAGCCATAGATGGGTAATCATAGCGCACAAAGTTCTCCCTCACCGTTTGACGATAGCAGCCACCACCCCGAGGACCGTCAGTACCACACCCAGCTTGGCGGCCCGAGCGTTAGCCCTATCAACCTTGTCCTCGAGTTTGTCGACTCTTGCCAGAGCCATTGCCACAAGTTCTTGTAACGACTTGATGGCACTCTGGTAGGTAGCGATCAAATCTTGCTGCTGTTTAATTGCATCCTTGGCAATTCCAAGAGTAATCGCAGCCTGCTCTCGTTCCTTGGCATTCATCTCCAAGGCGACCTGAGCGGCAGCTACTGTCTTTTCTTGTTGGGCGATTGCAACCTTAGCGGCAGCTACCTGCTTATTCAGGTTGTCGATGTCGTCTTGAAGCGCTACTACCGCTCGCTTGAGACGACACCGCTCTGTCTGGTCATCGGGTGCACAGGGCGGCGATGACTGCAGGGCTACTACCGGCGCTCTTGGCCCTTGAGCATAGCTCGTCATCGGTAACAGCATTAGGGTCAGTGTGCAAGGGAGCAGCATCGAGAGCATCCTTAAAAGCAGCCACCTTTTCCTTAGACGTTTTAGTCGCATCGTTGAAAATCCTTTCAGCTTCTAGACTGGCCTTGGTGGCCTCTGCCAGTTTCTTCTCCGACTCGGCGAGACGCAGAAGTGTTTGGTCGATGACAGCCTGCTGCTGCGCGGCCTTTTCCAGTTTGTCGTTGATTACCTTCTGCTCCGCATTCGCCTTCCGCCAAAAGAAGAAATTGGAGATCCCGTTGAATCCTTTGGTGACGCCGAGCCAAAGAATGACCAGCAGGATGACTGCGAGCGCGGTACCTATGATGTACAACGATCTGCGAGGTACCTTCGCCAGAGCGTTGTTTAGATTTGCTGACATATGCAATCCCTATCCTGCTGGTGTTGATGGTGGCACTATTGCAACAGTATTCTTGTCCTTCGATGCGGCTACTTCGATCAACTTGTTTTGAGTTTGGTATTGCCGCTTTTTGCTCTCGTTGAATAGGTAGGCTCCGAGTGCGCAGGCGCCCAAGATGAGCGCGGCAATCACATACGGATTCCTGAGTGCTCCCATTACTGCTAACAGGATCGTCGCACCTATACCACCCGAAGGAATCCCACCTGACATAACCTTTGATGCCATCGATTGAGCAACCTTCTGAATCTTCTGGGACGAGCTGTCTTGAGAAGCCGCTGGTGCAGCGGTTTGTCCGAGTTCTTCTGTTGGTTTCCCAGTTTCTGATGTGATTGCTGTCTGTGGCTCCGGTTCAATGGCACTTGTTACGAATTCTTCTGCAACAGCAGGGCTGCCATCTTTAATCGCACCTACTGCTCGGTCGTAATAGGCCCTGCGGTCCGCCTTGCCATTAAACCCACCATTGATTCTGTAAGTAATGGCATCGAATGCTGGCATCTGTTTAGAAACGCCTCTGACTTTCTGGCCGACGGTCTTGAGTCCCTTGTCTGCCAGTTCATTGAGGCCGTTCAATTTCCAATACAGAGCAGCAATACGGAAGCCGACCTCAGGGGTGGCCGCCTGCCTCGGATTGTTGATGAGATCAAGGCCGAGCAGGTCGCCATACTTCTTGTAATTGGTTCGACCAGTGAGTTGGATCGGCCCTCGACCCTTATAACGCTTACCGTCCCCGGGCTGAGTATTTCCAAGGTTGCGGCGGCCCTCGTAAGCCGACCCGTCAGCGATCTCTTCCATATACCGCAGCTCTGCTGACTCATGGGCCAATTGCGCGAGAAACGCCGTCTGACGCATTCGATTGTCAATACCCTGCTCCTCCATCCCTGAATTGATGAAAGGTAGGTACAGAGCCCGTTTGGCTGCCGAGCAATTCGGCATGATCTCATGAAGCTGTTTATCTGTAATCATGGCTTTCTCCCTGTGAGTTCCGGTGGCAAGGGTTCACCGACTTTATGCCAGTGGATATCGGTCGACCCTACTGCCTGAGGAACTTGTATAAATTCACCGAGCGAGCCAAGCAGACGCATCTCTCGATGTATAACGTCAAGAGGAAACTTGGTTGCTTTCCCTAACTGGGATTCCCAGTGGTTGCCGAGACGCCATGCCCTACGTAGAGCGACAGCAGCATCTTGGTCGAACAGTTCTTCTCCCATGTAATCTCGAAGCTCTTCAATGTAGGATTCATGGATGCGAACAACTTCTGAGTTGGTACACTTCGGAATTACATCTTCCCGTATCATTTCTATTGTTGCATTGATATGCTCGACTTCTTTAACCCGGGTCGAGAGTTCAGGGATTGATTGCCGGGCTGCATCGACAGCCGCAGAGGAAACCGACTTCTTAGTTAGGCCCTGCCGTTCAAGCAGGCGCTCCGCATCAGTCGTACGAAACCTTGACAGCGTCCTCTTCTTTTCAATAAAGAGGTCCAGCGCTGCTAAAGGGTCGGCTGCCTTGAGCGCCACAACAAAGTACTTCCGTTCGTTGAGGATGCGAAGGCCAGTGCTCTTCTCGGGACTAGCACTCTCAATCTGCTGAATGAGTTTGAAAATCTGAGCATTCTTGAATATGTAAGAAGGAGTGCATCCTGCTTTCTTCGCTTGCCGTCTGGCAGCTGCCATGACTCCCCGGCCCTCGGTATCCCCTGCCGGCCCTCGACCTCTCATGTTTTTTGCCGCTGCAATTGCATGAGCATCACAAGCACATTCAATACGCCATGAAGTTTCACTCAGCAGCTTTGCGTTCTGACGAGTTTCCAAGATTTCATCGAGGCTCTGATCAGCCAACCTAGCAATTACATCGCGCTCAATGTTCTCAAGACGCTGCGCGTGATCGGCATGGCTTAGTGCCGCTGGTGAAGGGAATGCTAATGCAGAAGAGTGGCTAGATGCAGTCGGAGATTCGCGATTCGGCATGGCTGTCGACAAAGTTTGATACACCTACGCAACCTTGCGGTGCGCCTTCTTTGAGTAGTTCAGAACAATTTCTTTCATCTTCGCCTGACGCCTTTCGCCCATGAGGCAGTACAACGTCAGCATCCATTGAAATGCAAGGTAGCCAGTAATAGTTACTCTGTATAAAGGCTTCCCTGTAGTGGTTTTGCTAATGTAAAAATTGCCTTTGCGAAGAGGAGTAATTGGGTTTCTGGAGATTAGTAAATCCCGAGCTCTTGTGACCACGTCTCGATCAATCATATTCAGTGTAATGGCTGGTACTTTATTCGGGCCTGCATAATGGAAGCAACCCTCACCTTCGAGCAGGCCAGCAAGCCAAGATATCTCCTTCGCAGACCGAGGCTCGGGCTTAGGCTGCGAGGTAAAAAGGTTTGAAACCGCTTCGATAACAGACTCAGGCATACACTCATCTCCCGCAGTGAGTATAACTGGTTTTTAGAAGGTGGCGCAGTTTTGCGCAAAATGAGAGTTACTGATTACGAGCTAAACACTCTTCATTGCCTCGCCATTCACTCAGAGGCTTCTTGCAGTATTTGCAGCACGGGAATCCCGGCCCGGGCTCTGACTCGTGACCCATGTTTTGTTCGATCCAATCTACCAGCATCGCTGCTTCTTCTTTTGACCTACATACAACTCCATTAGGCTCAAGACCAAGACGCTTTGCATCTTCCAGCGCTGCCACTAATTCTTCGTAGGACTTTATTCCCATACCAAGTCGCATTGATCGTCTAGCTTGACGATTTCCCAGTTCGTTTGAATTTGCTGCTTGCCCTCATCGAGCAGGTCGGAGCACCGCTGAGTGAGGTAGAAGCGATCTCCGTTTTCAACCCGGGTCGTAAATGACTCAAGAGTACCATCCGTTTTGTGAATTATGGGGAGCAATTGCTTTTGCATTCTAGGAACGACATTGGGGACGCAGTCGGTCTGGTCTCCCCAGAGAGCCTTGTACAGAGGGATATGAATGGGCCTGCACCTGAATGCGTGCTCGACATGGGCCTCGGTGACAAATTCTTGCTTGACCGGGTTGAAAACCCTCACTCTAGGCCCTATCAGCTGCCAAAGGTCTCGGTCAGAGGAGACTATTGTTGTAAATAGCCCGTCTTGCTCCAAAATGAGGCGGACAAGCGTGGCAATTACATCATCCGCCTCATTGCCCTCGGAATGACAAAAACGCGTTATAGAGCCGTTTTGGAGCAAATACTGCTTGACTTGGTTCTTCTCGCCTGAGAGGTCTTCCCTGCCGGCTCTATACCCCGGGAGGAGGCGCAGCTTCCGAGTCGCCTCTCGGTCTTCTGCGAAGGCCAAGTCATAGCCCAAGACATTCAGCTTCCTGAGTTCATTCTTGACGGTGCGCAGCTTACCGACAATTAGCTCGATTGTTCTGTCTACTGGGTTGTATTGAGGAGGAGCCTTCTGAGCAACAGCCCAGCAGACGTGAAAGAGATGACTGAAATCTACGACAACGACTTGGTTACTCATGCGCGAATGTTTTCTCTGAGAAGACCCGGGCTAATGTTTCCCCGACCTCGGTAATCTCGTAGTTGAATCCCGCGTCTTGTCTGACCGGATAAATCAACCCTCTCACTGCGAGGGCGTTAACAGTATGTCTGGTAATCTCGATCGACGGTCGGGCTTGAAGATCGGAGGAATGCAATAGAATGCGCTGAGTAGGGTATTCCTTGAGAGAGTCGCCAGCGCCAAGCCTCACTATGACCTCCCTCAATTTCTCACTTCGAAGGCGCATGTTTGCGAACAGCCACCTTGTTGCCATTCGAGCTTTCCTTCCCTGCTTTCGGTTTGCCCTGTCGCAGCAGCCCAGAGGCCATTGATGATGTAGCAGAAGAATAGTCTGAGCCGTTGCGGGTGAAGATCAATTCAAGACGTTTCACCTTTGGGCCTGTCACTCTGATCAGCTTACCATGCTCGTCGTAGATTGCAATCATAGTGTTAATTGCCACCGAGGCCTTGAGACCAACCCTTCTTGCCAGTTAAGCTAATCTCAAGGCGACGGCAGCAATGCGGCGGCCCTACGCCTTTGTTTCGAAACCGCCTCCGGTTTCAAAGCCACCCTTGGTTTCGGTCGAGCCACCTTCCGATGCGGTGCTTCCCGGGATGCCTCCGCCTGACTCGTTGGTGGTATCGCCGACCGCTGAGCCACCAAGGTTTGATTCGGCCGTACCGCCAGCCGGATTTCCGCCACCAGCTTCCGCAGCAGGCTCTTCTTCGACACCTTGAAGATTGAACTTGATGGTATCAATCTTGCTCGGGTCGCCAGTGGTGACCACAAAGCTCGCCGGGTCAGCAACGGCAAGCAAGTTGCCCTGACCATCGCGCACTTCGCAGTTGACTGACGCTTGCCCTGAGTGACCGATCACGAGCTCGCCCTTCTTCGCGCCGTCGAGCTGATTGACTTGCACCACCGCGGGGTCGGTGCTGGAGATTGAAACGTTAATGCCGGCGAGAGTGTCAGGATTTGTAATTTCCTCGCCCTCGCTATCCGTCACCTTGCCGACTTCTACTTCGTAGGGAATCGGTGGATGGTCATTCTTTACCTTGAACATGATTTTAACTTCTCCTTGCGGCTTCCCGCTTTGTTTATGTGAAAGCACTACGAGCACCATCAAGCTGGCGACTAGGTTCAGGGCCTGCAAGAGTACGACCGCAGCGCAGAAAATGAGAATCAGCATCAGCCTCCTCCCTTGTTTATCCGACTACTCTAACTACAAATCTGATTGCCTTCTCCTCTGGGGTGTCAGAGAATGCGGCATAGACTTCCCGGGTCCCCGGCGCAATAGCTGTCAAGATCCCATTACCTACGTCGAGGCAGGGAACGTCTGGCCCACCTGCCGGCGCTCTGGGGTCTCGCTCAACTCGCCAATTCACAATCATATTTGGGAGTGGGATGCGAGAGGGTAGAGTTACTACTTCCCATCGCAGACGGAATTGCGGGCCGCCGACCTGCATTTCAATGGGAGGAGGATAGAGTAATTCTAATACTCGGGTCTTAGCAATAGGTGGTGGCTCGACATAAGGTTTCTTCCTTCTGAGGAATCGTACATAAACGAATATCCCCGCTGAGATTAGAATTAGCACGATGATCGCGGTTCGCAGATCCATGATACACAACCTTTCATTCTTCAATAGGGTCGAGCTCAACCCTGACCCTGAATTTCTTTCCTGCGTGGTCGGTCACTTCCATCGTTAGCTTGCCGTCCATTAGTTGGCAGACTCCGTCTATCAGGTCTGCACTCAAGATCCGACGAGGGCCTTCTGTAACTTTCGAGACTTGTAGCGTAGATGGGTTGGGTCTATCATCGACAATGACGACTGGGTAGCCCCAGAGGGTTTGTGGTTTGGCTGGTTCAGTCAAGCTGTAACGGTGGCCTCAATTCATTGATTGTAACTTCAAGCCTTGCAGGCTCTCCCCAGTTCTTCTTCAAATGTTCGTCGCAGATCAGGGCGTCGTCTCGCCAGATGATACCTGTTATAGCATCCTCGGCTCCCCGGGCCAGCTTGAGCACATCAGGCTTGGTTCCCGGCGAATGCTCTCGTCTACCTTTGGCGTTGAGCCCTTCGTGAGAATTGAAGTGGCCCTTCGGTCGAGGTCGGTAGAAAACGAAAGTGACAATCAAATAACAGTCGAGCAGAGGCCCTTTGTATGCTTCTCTGGCGGCGTCTGCCACCATTGACTTCCAACCCTTGCTATTCTTATTGTCATCGGTCACCGTCGCATGAGCCTTGGCATCCTTACCTAGGAACGCGAATGCCTTCTTGCTACCAGCCGGCTCTGCTTTGCCGTAGACAGTGAATCGAATCATTGCTTGAGGGCGTTCTCAACCTCGTACATCTTTACATCTGCGCCGCAGAAAACGACCGGGTCTTTGAATCCTTTTTCCTCAAGCACCCGTTTGATCTGAGTGGCATCGTACTGCGTCAAGGAGATGGGGAAGACGAATACATACTGCTTCCCAGAGGCGGTTTCATGCCGGGTGCCTGCATGGCCCAAGACTGAGACAGAGGCACCTACCAGAGCGGCTACGGGTGCAATGCCTTTAAGAAAGTTTCTTCGATGCATCTTCTTCATTCTCCCTCGTAATGCGGTCAGCAATGTCGATGACTTTAGCCTTGGTCTCCTCGGCCTTCTTGGCCGCGGGAGGGGTAGTAACATCGACCCACCAGTCATACAGCTTCTTGGTAATCGGTACCGAGTTGATAATGGCGTAGTTCGCCAGCCCGTGAGCCATGCCTGCCGTATGGTGGGCAAGAGGGTGAACGGCAATGGCCCGGGTGAAAGTCCGAGTCTTGGTGAAGGTACGGCCCAGAGAGTTCGGGTCGACTTTAGATTCTTCAATGAGTTCGGTCCATTGCTCAGTGACCATCCACCATTCAGGTGGGTAGAAAGGGAATTGCTTTGCAGGGTCGAAGGGCTGAGGCGCACCGCCGTTGCCGTTAGGTCCAGAACTCATGATTTCGTCCTTAGAATTGGAATTGATAAGACAAGCGGCCCGCCAGTCGAACAATTACTCGTCGCGAAAGCCTCTCGGGAGCTGTCTACGACTAGCCACAAGAGGCGCTCTTGGAAGGGCCAAGCAATCGCAACCGACGGGCCACTAGTGTACGCTCAATGACTCAGGGCTACGAGCGCACGAGCTATTCCTGAGCCGGGTTTGCCGATGAAGTTACCTGAGGCGGCTGCTCTCAGGATACTTTTGCTTCATCGATGTCTAACCTCATCACCCGAAAGGTTTCACCACCGAGTAGGTTGTCACTTGGGAGACCTCCCAGCCTCCCTGAATAGGGCCTCGCAACCATTCAGTCACTCTCCCTATTTCGACAGGATCGAATCTCGCCGCACTGCCGTGGCTAGTCAAGCTATCCTGCAGTCATGCCTGACAAAAGCTTTCGGCGAAACCCAGACCAGTTAGATTGGCCGTCACCGCCCGCGTCTCGGCCATCGAAAGGAATACGCGTTCCATTCCCTTATAGCGCCGAGAGGAAACTGAGTCCGCTTGACTCAGGTGCTTATGACTTGCTCGTCTCCGAGGAAGTCGAGGTTGAGCTTGTGCTCGTCTCGGTCTGCGAGACCTGAGAGCCATCACCAGAGCCTGCGCCCTGACCCTGCGACGCCGTTTCCGGTCCGCCGGGCTGAGCCGGAGGAGTCCCCGGAGCCAAGGTTGAATTATCGACGGGCTGGCGAGCCCCTTGATCGCCTGAGCCACCAGAGCCCGCGCCCTGCTGACCAGCATTGCCACCACCAGATTGATTACTCATAAGTAACTGACCTCCATGTTTTGATTTAAGTTGAATTGGAGCCGGTTTGCCTTTCCCTCGTCAGGTCAGCAGGTCAGGGTTTTCACGAGCGCTCCAAGAGGTTTAGATACGAGGGTTGTTTCTCACGTAAGTGATTTTCATCCCCGCGCCTCTCGTCTATCCCGGCCGCCGGCATTCTCGGGCCGGATTATAGGGCCATCCCTCTGGCAAGTCAAGTAGATTATTGCTTTACTTAAAAACTCTGCATTGTCCTTAAATAAACCGAGGCCTACATTGCAGCGGAGGCATAGGAATCCTCTCACCCTTCCAGTGTCGTGGTCATGGTCCAAATGAGTCGCTCTCTTGCTGCCGGGATACTCTAGTGGCTCTCCGCATATGGGACATTGATTGCCTTGAGCCTGCAAGAGAGCAATGCATTCTTCATCGGTTATTTTAATCCCTCTACTTGCTCGGGAGGATTTTCTTGTAGACCGCCTATGGGTTGCTTTTCCTTTTTCTGATTGTTTATACCTCTTGGCTGACCTCAGCCCTTGACCGCCCTCTCTAAAATAGTCGGCCCAAGCGCGCTTACAGGCATCGCAACGACACCTATGGTTAGCGTAGGTGCTGGGAGAGCCATGTTTAAGGGGTGCAGGCATTTTGAGGGCTCATTATAATATTATATAATAAATCAGGTCAAATAGATTTTCTTGAGGGAGCTTAACTTGTTGCAGATAAAGGGGTAATGAGCTCTGAAAAATAATCGAAAATAAGTGTTGATTTCCTCGTCGAGTTGCTCTATAATAACCCTTGTCGATGTTTGATAACTCAATAAGGTCTCGGTACGAGCGGGCCGGTCTTATGGCAAGCAACCCAGTGGTCGGCAAAGACCAGCGGTTGTCCAACCAGCCCCGTAACGATATAATAAATGATACCGAGGTCTTATTGAGTTAGAATCAAATCCAAAAAAAAAAGGACATAAAAATGAATCACATATTTTTAGAAGCTGGCGACGACTCGATCCTCTGCGAGGAAGAAGTCACTGCTACAACTCAGGTTCAGTCGGCTGAGACTGCGGTCGCTAACAATGGTCAGGGCTCTTGCCCAAAGTGCTGGGAGAGACTTGGTATCCTTCGAGAGGGTGAGGATTGGTTATAATGGTTTCCAAGATGACATCAGAGCAGGCCATTAAAGCCCTCAGAGAGCAGCGGGCCGGCTCAGCCCTTCTTCAGGATTATTTAGATACCGCTGAAGATGAGGGCGCCGAGTATTGGAAGGATAATTTCGAAACCATTGACGAGGTCTTAGCAGACTTTGATTTATTCGTGGAGATGAGCAAATGACCATTAAAATCGACAATGAGCAGAGAGCCCGAGACAATTTCGCCAGACTCTTTGCCCAGACCCCAAAGCAAACGACAACACCAACTCAGCAGACGCCCTCGACTCAGCGCAGGGTATTTAAGGTGAGCAAATGAGCATAGCAATTCAAGCAACCCCAGCGACCCACGACTGTCACTGTGGCAAATCATATCATGCAAGACTCTGCAATTATCGATGCCCGTGGTGCTTCTGCTCGGCTTATGCGCCGGCAGAGAAATGCGGCACCCTTCAAATGAGAGCGCGCATTGAGGCAGAGCAGGCTAGAGTACCGACTCTGACCGAGGAGCAGGTCATCGCTCAGCGGGTAGCCTCTGGTTCAATCGTCAAGGGCTGCTCAGGTTGTGAGCCCTTCTTCCGAGACCCTAACGCAATGGCTCCCCGACATAAGGCGAGCGACCGCTGCCGCTCAGGGAAGCGATCTCATTGCACTTGCGACACCTGTTTCTAACCCAAGACAAGAGAGGATTCATTGAAAATGCTTTTACAAGACGCAAACGACATCAGCTCCGACAAAAATTACCAAACGGCCCGGCACTTGGCTCACCGATTGGCAGACAAGACTAAGGTTGACCATTCAGTCGTCGACGACCTTGAGGCTGAGGGACTTGTCGAAGAGTACCTCGTCGTTCCCTCGACCGAGGTTCCTGCCGGTCTGAGTAAGCACGGCTTCAAGAGCAAGGCCCTCTATACGGCCCGGCCCGGCACCGTCACTTACTTGCAATACAAATCCGAGGCAGAGAGCGCCGGCGTTTCTGTCATGGGGAAGAAAGAGTGGGCCAGAGCAGGTCGCCTATCTTATAGCCGCCAGATCATGAATCAGTACGGCGATGAGCGAGGGGCAGAGATGCTCTCGAAGGCCAAGATCAAGGGTGTCAAGCGCACTCGGGAAATCGCTGTCGCTCACCTAGGGGAAGCCTCGGTCGACATGCCGACTAGAGGCAAGACCCGGTTGGTATGGGAAATCGCCGACGGTCTCGCCAAGGACGGCGTCTCGGCTCCCCGCAACGTTATCATCGAGGCATGCATTGAGCAGGGCGTTAACAAGGCAACGGCAGCCACTCAGTACTCGGCTTGGGTGAGGGCCAGACGGGAGGGTGGAAAATAAATCAAAATAGGTGTTGATTCCCAGACCGAGCTGTGTTAGACTCGGTCTTGTTCGAGAGGCGCCCCACGAGGGCATTGACAATTAACCGCAGCTAACCAACTCTTGAAAGGAGTTCTGAATCATGGGAACCAAAGCAACGACCGAAACCAAAACCTTTTACGCGGGATCAGTTCAGTCAGCGGCTTCGCAGAAGATGCTCAAGCGCATCGCCAAAGCCACCAGCGAGAAGCCCCTGCGCGCTTCGCAACTGAAGGGCCAGTACCCGAATCGCATCGCTCGCATGCTGGCAACCCTCGGCTTCGCCAAGCAGGAAAAGCGCGAGGACCTCGGCGTCGTGTTCATCCCGAATGCGAAAACGCAGACCGCCATCACGGCGTAGAGAGGTCGGGAGTCCTGAGAGTGAGGGCAGACAATGGCTCTGCCCGATCTCTGAGGGTTTCAACCTTCATTTGACAACTCGATTTTGGTAGCCCCTCGATGCCGGGTGGTAGTTGAGTGGTTTAACGGCGCCTTGCGCGTACCTCGGTTTGCTCTGATGCTAGTTTACCTCTGGGTCGACCCAAGCGACATTCGAGTCGAGGAGGGCCATAGGTGGTTTGTGGGTTCGAATCCCACCTGCCCGAATCTGCTAGCCTTCGAGGGGTTACCTGAGTCGAGTCCTAATTTGATAGCGAGAGGAAACAACATGAGCACTGACCCGAGACATATCCAAGCACTCGTCGAGGCATCTGCCAGCGATGAGGCACCAAGCCAACGCCAGGGCCAAGCTGCCGGCAATGGTTGGGAAGACAGCCCTGCCGCCAGTTTTGACGAGCATGGCGGAGGCGACCCAATATCATGAAGACTATTCAAAAGACCGAGCAAGCAGCCCTATCCGACGATTCCGAATACGCAGAGGCTGTTGACAAAGGCATCTTCGGTTCTCAGACTCCGGGCCAGCCCGAGCCAAGTGATGCTCCGAGTGATGCTCAGGCTGAGCAAAACGTCCTTCAATTCTACGGAGTCAAAATCGAACGAGTCTCTTCCCGGGTCAAAACAACTCGCGCCCTCTGGGATTTCTTCCATGACCAAAGCCCTGACATCTCTTGGAGCCTATCAGAGTTTGCAAACCTCACGACCCTGCCTGACATTACTATTGTTGTGAGCATCCGGCGAGAGGTTGCAACGGCTCTTGCCGACAAGCTCATCGATGCTGGGTGCCGGGCCAAGGTCGTCGAGCTGCTAGATAACGATCAATGCTCAGCCAGTTTCGTCCAGAGACTAGACAGCAAGGCTATAAACGAGGCGGTGAGAATCAGCCCTCCCGAGACCCCTGCCCGGGTATTCACCGTCAATGAATTTGCCGTTCGCATATTCCGGCTTATGGAACTCTACATTGAGAATGCAAAAGACGACGACCCTGATTGGCTGGCCCACCTTGGTAGTCTTGAGGGAGGCGCTGTCGACTTTGCCAAGTTTGTCGAGGCCCTTGGAGGAGAAGTCACCGAGACATGCAGCCATGGTAAACCCAAGTCGGAACGCTGCGAGCAATGCGTGTCTGAGGGCGCCTACACCCATGTAGAGCCGAGGGCCTGAAAATAACAGTTGACTCTAGATGCGGGATGAGCGTAGACTCACCGCCTGAATGGGAGGGTTTGAAAATGAGACACCTACGGAACTTCATGTATGCGGCCCTCGACGTTGTAATTGACGCCCTTGAGAGCCTTCAAGACAAATGCTCCTGTCAAGAGGGGCAATCATGAGGGGTTGGCTATCAAATCTCGTCAGACGCGAGATACGCGCAATCCGGGCAGCTCTGAGAGGGGATGAAGACCCCTCGGTACGGCCCGCAAGCGAGTTGAGGCCCGACCCGGCGAACCCCATTGCTCAGGGGATGAAGCATCATGGTCAGACAATGCGGGTCTTGACCCTCAATGGCAACATCATTGCCGGCCACCATACCATCTCGGCCGCGAGGCAGCTGGGTTGGAAGACGGTCAAGGCGAAGGATATCGATACTGGTCAGGAATACGAAATCGCTCTTTGATAGTATAGGAAACTGCTCATGGCGGAGTGGGTTAGCCTGTGGTAAAACGGCCCTCTTGAGGTAACCGGGCTGGCGTCTTACGTCTGCCATCGCTTGCTCTGATGCTAGTTTACCCTCCCGCTGGGTCGACATAAGCAACATTCGGGCAGATGGATCACTGGGATGGTTTGAGGTTCGAATCCTCCCCGCTCCGAATTAGTGGACAACACCCTGAGCAGTTACCTATGCGATCAAAATAAGAAAGGATGAAGGATGAATAGAAAATCTAACCGAGGCCCTTTTGATACAGACAAGGGCTACTCTCGTCAATGCCCTGCCTGCGACTGGAAGGTCACTCAACCGAATGACGGCGGAGGACCCAAGAGGGCAAACGACCTCTTCGCTGAGCATGCCAAGACTCACGAGAAACCAAGAGAGGACCCGAACTTCGATTACACTGACTTGAGCACTCCCATGATGAAGGGTGATTACCTCAAGCTGGTCGAGAGCATCTTCCCAGACTGGCGGCAGATCTGGACTCCTGAGAGGGCCGAATACAACCTCAAGGGATTCAAGTTCAAAGGCCCGGGCTGGTATTTGACAGACGATGACTCGGTTCTCGTCTTGCCAAGCCACAAAGAGGGCAGCTTCCTCTTCTGGGTCTACAACAATCGCAACCCTGCCGAGTCATTCGCTCAGGCGGTCAACTCACCTGTCAGAGTCGACGAACGAGGCGAGGGCCGGAAACGGAAGCGCAAGCCATGACGAATACCAAGCGAGCAGCAATCGTCGGCGCTATGCTCGGCGTCTTCTTTGTCGGTTGCCTCTGGGCGGCAGCAGGCATCGGGTTCTACATTGGCAAGGCTCAGGGCCTAACCTACGCGCAAGAGCATCCCATCTGCAAATGAACATCTCGACTTGGAAAACATGGGCCAGAGAACACGGGGACGCTCAATGCCGGCGCTTCGAAGGCTATGGTCAGTCGTCGGCTCACACCCTTTGGACTATTACCTCCAGACCTGACTTCCTCCGCCGAGCCGGCTTCAGCCTCGTGACTGGTGGCATGATGGGCGATTGCTCTCGGCGGACAGACGTGGCAGGTGTTGTCAAGAGTCCTCGCAAAGCGGTTGCAGATTTCATTGAGGCAGAGTATCCTGAGGGTGAGATTGCAGAGGTCGTGTATTTCCGCGACCCGAATGATTACTATGGACTCTATGTTTGGATAAGGAGAAATGAAGATGACCAAGATTCGATTCAGCGTGCTGGTGACAATCATCAGCCTTCTATTAACCATGATTCCGTTGGCTCAGGGGAAGCCCAAGATCCGACAGTCGAGAGGGATTGAGTTCGGGCTTGACACGCCCACGGTTGTCCTCGACGCCAGACCCATCTACAACGCAGGCCCTCGGTACTCTTTCGGGCAGGCAAAAGCAAACCAGCATCCGCCTTACGAGACTACTTACGGGCTCTTCGTTCGCAATGGCCTCGTGCCTGACCCGACGAATAACGGAGGGAATGCATTCCTCGGAAATACGATTACGGTGAGGCAGGGAATGCGCCGGACAGTGACTTACTGGTTCGATTGGTCTGCCGACCCTCAAGCCGTGAGGAAGCTGTCAATCTGGGGCAATAGCATCGGCATGCTCGACCCGCTGACGATTGTCTATGACCCTCGCACCATGTTGGTTATTAGCGTCACGAGCCCTCGGATAGTCCCCGGGCCATTCTGAGGAGGAGGGCCGTGGCTCTGCGAGACTTTTCCGAGAGGGCAATGAAACGATTTGATCGCGAATTGAGGGAGGCAAATAACGTGGCAGATAACGTGAAGACCGCAAAGTGTCCTGCGTGCGAGGGCGACATCGATATCAGCCCTGACGACAAGAAGGGCGATACAATCGAGTGCGAAGAATGCGGAGTCGAGCTTGAGTTGACTGCGCCAGACGACGATCCCATCGGCCTTGAAGTCATTGAAGAAGAAGACCTCGACGATGACGATGACGAGGACGAGTTCTAATGGCGAGTGACGACAAGGATTGGTTGGTTGAGTTGTCTCATCCCGTCTTCCCTCTGGGCCTGAGGATCACCCGCATGGCCTCGACCGATGAGGTCAGGGAAATCCTTTCACTGGTGAAAGAGAAATTACCTGAGTGGCGGGCTGAGGCAATGGACATTAACAGAGCCATGAGGCAGCTCGACAAAGTCTCGAAGCCATGAGCAACGAGCGTCACAAATGCGATCGCAAGGGAGGAATGAACTTCGCTCCCTATATGCGCCGGGCTCAATGGATTTGTGCAAGCTGTCTTGAGCCTCAAGACTTCAAAGGTCACCGCTGCCAATATTGCAGGCGACGAGTCTGCTGCGCCTGTTTCCACCATGATGAGAATTGTTGTCTCGACGCTGGCAGTGACACCTCAGCTCGGGATTGCCCAAACCAGAAGGTTGCATGCCCGAGGACTTACCTATGAGTGAACTACCTTGTATTCTGGATGCGGCATAACGCCCTGCCTCGGATTGACGAAACCCCGGAGGTAGTCTTGGAGGACTGGCGTCTCGACCGCCGGGCTCGCATCCATAACCTCAGGAAGAAGAAGCAGGACCGGAAGGCCGCGAGGAGGCAGAAGCCATGAACGCATTTACCCCAAAGGCAGACGTGCTGATAAAACTTGCTAAGGCTTACTACCTTGTCAATACCGAGATTGTCATTGCTCACTTGCCTCTCAACCTGAGGAAACTACTCGACGATCCTGAGGTCTTGGAATGGTACGACCGCATGGCGCAACTCGAGTACGTGCCAGCCCGGAAGGTCAGCCCTGAAGAAGAAAAAGCTGCGGCTGGCAGGCTGAGGGTATGGTCAGACCAGAATGCCCTAGTGGCAACCTCAGAGCAGCCACCAGCCAATCCAAACCCTCCCGGGCCGCCAGAGCCACCAAAACCTCCTCCCAATAGGGCAGTATCAATGCCGGGGTTCCAAGACGGGGTCGAGCACAGCCCTTATAGCGGGTCTTTGCCACAAAACGCCCCTCAGACTGGCCGGAAGGCGGTAGGACCTCTGGTTGGCTATACCCTGACGGGAAAGCACCCTGAGGAGGGTTATATACAAACCTATGCTGAGGCAAGGACCCTGCAAGAGGCCGCCGACCGTTGCTATGATGAATTCCCTCAGATTGAAGGGTTCTCTGACCGCTCTGTTAAAAATCAAGAAACCGGAGTCGAGACTAAATTAAGGGATATACCAGACTTAGTCCCGGATGGGCTATTCTCAACGCCCACTCCTATCACCAATGAACAAATTGCTGATGCTGGCCCACCCTCGACCTTTGTTCAAGACTCTCTGGCCCTCATGATTGAGAACGACGTTGTCGATACCAGCCCGGGTGCTCTATCCTTGGACGACGACTGAGGGATGGCAATGAAAGCAACAATCACTAAAGGTTGGTCGCTCTGGTACATCAACGGCGCGACCGCTTACGAGTTTCAAGCATGGCGAGTCTGCGTGCGGTTCTTGAAGCCGCATCTCTGGTGGTGGCCTCGCCGTCATTTCCTGACAGGGCGTATCGAATTCCCTAGGCTGATACACTTCAGTTGGGATGGAGGCGAGCTGTCTTGATTGAAATCCCAGAGGCAAATGTCAGAGCAGCCACAGAGTATGACAAGACCCTCAGGCTCATGAAGCGGCGAGGGATCAAGGTCGAGCATTTGTCTCAAGAGGCCGCCGAGTCAATGCTGTATTTGCACCAGAATGCTTTGCTGGTCTACATGCTCAAGAAAAGGAACGCAGACATGTCAACTCAATTACCAGCTGGCTGGACCAAGAATACCCCTCGCATTAGAACCCTCGTCGAGCTGCAAAGCGGAGACGAGAAGCTGCCCAAGGATACCCAGCTTAGGATCATTGTCGAGAATGACCAAGGCGTCAGAGGGGTCGCAGCTCCATGCCTGCGACTTTTGCTATGAGTTGTATCAAAACATTGGAGGGCAAGGCTGCATTGACTTAGTGACGAACCAGTGATGGATTCTATTTTCTTCAAAACCGATGAGGCGGCGCCCAAGGCTTGCGGAGCAAAGCATCCCAAGTACCCGAGCGTCAGCTGTCAAATCAACGGCGGGCCGCATATGGGCCAGCATATAGGAGTCGTCTGCGTCATGCAGGGCGGTAAGCTGACTCAGATGTACATGCCTTGGTGGGAGCCTGAGATATTAGAATGTCTTCAAAGAAAGGTCGGACAAGGATAATGATTAAACGCATAACTGCATTCCTCAATCGATGGGGCACCCTCGGTCGGTGGGCTCTGAACTACAGAACATATCCGCGCAGATAGGATTCAAGGTCTCAGCGCGAGGGTGGGGCTACCTCTTGGAGCAAGCCGGCTTCATAACCAAGGATCAATTCGATAAGGTTGAGAAGGTAGTCAATCGCTGCCGGCGAGAGGGCATCATCCCTGTAGATTTTGTAGCTGAGGAATCGTCCCGGGCCTTTGCCGGCGTCGAGAGGCCAGACGAGGACTCGGTCATGGCCCATGCGCAGTGGTTTGCCCAGAGCATGTTGCGAGGCGGCGAGGTCTACATTCCAGACTGGTGGTATGGAGAAGACTTCTATATTCAAATGCTCGTCGAGAAGATTGACCTCAAGACCCTCTTCACTCCGGTCTGCAAGAGGTTTCATATCCCCATCGCCAACAGCAAGGGCTGGTCGTCAATCCTCCAGAGGGCTGAGTATGCCAGACGGTTCAAACTCATGGAAGAGAAGGGCCTCCAATGCGTGCTGCTCTATTGCGGCGACCATGACCCAGACGGGCTGCGCATCTCGGATACCCTCTACGAGAACCTTGCTCAGATCGAAGGTATTGTCTGGGAAGATGGCGAGACCGGATACGACCCAATCAATTTGGACATTCGCCGCTTTGGGCTCAACTACGATTTCATCACAGCTAACAATTATACTTGGATCGACAACCTCATTACGGGCTCAGGCAAGAACCTCAACAGCCCTTCCCATCCCAATCACTACCAGAGCTATGTTCAAGAATACCTCTCGACGATTGGCCCTCGGAAGTGCGAGGCTAATGCCATAGTCACGACCCCTGATGCAGCCCGGCAACTCTGCGAGGATGCCATTGTCGACATCTTAGGGCCAGACGCCGAGACGAGGTCTCAGGTCAAGAGAGGGGTTGTCGAGGAGCGCTATGGTGAGATCCTTGATGCTGCCGGGCTCTTGGAACCCCTCTCAGACCTCTCGGGAGCCCCAGACGAGCCTGACCCCTTCCCTCCCTACTAAACCCTCGTCTGAGGGCCAATATGCGCAAAGAATGAGGGCCTAGACGGCAAGAGACCCGGGGTTAACCGGGTCTTGAGTCGGAAGGCTAATTAGGTGGGCCGTCTGGCGGGCCGAAATGGGGATTAAAGTTGAATATCCTTGTTGAACTCAGGCATGCCGTCGAAGGGGATGCCGTATTTGATGGCAGCGCTCACGTTTGAGAAGAAATCGATTTTGGTATAGAGCAGGACCCACCCTGAGTTTGCACCCGGGTTGGTAAAGACTCGGGCCGTCTTCATGACCTCTGCGAGGCCCGTTCTGTGCCGCTGGGTCTTGATTGCTTTCATGGGAATGAAGACCGAGATCATTTCGGGTTTGCCATCCTTTGGCAGCTCTGCCATGTCGAGGGCGGCTAGGGCCTCGTCGAAAGTCTTGGTATGGATAAAGCCTCCGCCTGCATGCTGAGACCTGACTATGAAGTCACCCTCGACATTGGTGACGATCTCTCGGCGGTTATTGCTGGTCCACCAGCGCTCTGCTACTTGGGTGACGATGACCCCGTTGGGTGAAGTAAATTTGTCCATTGCTGCCTCTGCCTCTCTTTGCCTCTCAGGGCGGTTGCGGTCGTTAGATGTAATCATTTTCGTTTCTCCTCGAGTTGGGCTCAGGCCCGGGTTATACCTCTGACAAAACTAGGTGACCATTGCCGACTTCAAATTCCTCATCGGTGAACTCGCCTGCCGGCATTACTGGGATAACCGTGTAAGTCGTGTAACCAGAGCCGAGTATGAACTGAGTCTCGACATTGACTACCTCGTAAAGTTTACCTTTGGTCAATCCCTGCGCGTTTACCTCGCTGCGAACTTGCTGGCCTTCTTTGAATCTTGTCATTGCTTTTCTCCTCGGGCTTAATTTCGTTCGTCTCTGTAAGACAAGAGGGATTATAGAGCAGTCCTCGGGGAAATCAACAGGTAAATGCGATAATTATCGAAGTATTTTTCAGCCCTTCTAATTGCTCTATCTAAAGAGTTTAGGAGGCCCTTTTTAGGAGGCCCTTCTAGCCGGGCTCTGGGTGACTTTTGGGGTCGTGAGGCTGGCGAGCCGTTAAAAAGGTCGCTGAGGGCCGGGCCTGCCTCTGCCCTAGGTTTAGGCATCAAAATGGGCTGGCGAGGCCGTCTGCGCAGGGAAATAGGGTCTGAGCCTTGGGGCAATACCCCGCTTTTGGCTCTCGGGCCATCAATCGAGGCTTAACCCACCCGGGGAGCCCTCAGCCCGGGCCGGCCCTGAGACCTCTGCTGCCTCGGTGCTTAGGAAGTCGAGGGTGTAATCGACGAGCTCGGAATAGTCTGCCGGGTAACTCGTCTCATCGCCGGGATTCATAATTCTCAGCAGCTCGGTCATGGCTTTGCGCATTGCCCCTCGGTAGTGGGCCTCTGCTCGTTTTTGTCTTGCGTTCATTTCATTTCCTCATCGATCGATAATGCTAGCTCGGGTCGGTATGCCTCTTGGCAAAAGATGTTGCAGAATGGCGAATAGCGTGGCCCATCGACGACCCAGACCGCCAGCGTATTGCCGGGCTCAATGAACCGCTGACAGGTCAGACAATAATCAGGGTGCTCGGGCTCAGGGCTGCGACTAAAGATCTCGTCCAGCTCGACATCATCAGCCGAGGTATTTATACCTCCCGGGTTCTGGGCTTCATCCCATTCTTCGAAGGTGGTATATATACCCTCTGCTAGTCTGGGATCTTGGCTCTCGTCGGTTCTTGATTCTGCCATTCAAGCATCTCTTGGTATCGCGTCGCAGCGCTGAGGAATTTGTCAGTACCAACCGTGGCTTGCGTCAGCCCGAGCCAGTAGTTGACTGCCTCAGGTGCTTCTATGTCTTGCGACCTCATGATGAAGATGGGCTCGTCTGCCGGGATCTTCATTGCCTCTTGCACATGCGGATGCGACTCGAGTTCGCGATACCACGCGCCGAGGTCTTCTTCGTAAGCTCGCCTCGTCGGTGAGTTGAGCATCTCTTCATTTGTTAGTTGCTTGGGTCTTGGTCTCATAGCTGTAATCCTTTCGCTGCCGGCGCAGCAGTTAGTAAATCGCGTTGATGAAACGGGCAGGGCGGATACTCGGTCGAGTCGTATGCGTACAGAGAACAGAAATTGCAATGAGTAGGTTTGCCTGACCCGGCAGCCCGCTGACGATAAAACGCATCGAGGATCTCGGTGTCCTTCAACGGGAACTTCTTATCCTCAGGCTTCCGGTCTGTCGACTGCTTGGCAGCAAGGTATGCCGCATGCAACTGGTCTTGAGGGATGATGCCGAAGAAGACCTCAGCCCAATCAAGTGCAATCGGTTCTAGTTCAGCCCACGTCATCGGCGGTAAGAGACAACCCCTTCTGACCTTCCGAATCAACTCCGCCACTTCCGCCACGTAGTCGCCTGATGGCTTCATCGGACTCTTGTTCGAGTCTTGCGTTGCGCTCTGGGGCTGACTCGATTCGTTTCCATGGCGGGTTGACCGCGGGCTGCTGGTCTGCCTCTCCTGTCGTCTCGGGTCTCTGTCGTTGCTCATTTCGTTTTCCTCTGCGTTTGTAGTCTCCAAAATTGTAGCCATACTTGGTCAGCTGGTTATCTACGAAATTGTAGAAGGCCCTCGACCAGCTGGCGTATTTGTTGTTGTAGTGGACGAGTGCGAATTTCTCCCCGAGCCAATCAATGTCACCCTGCTCGATTCCGTCGCTCGCATATTTTGTCAGCAGGTGCGAAATCATTTTGGCAGTGACGCTCCATTTATCTTTGGAGAAAAAGGTTTCGGGAAGCCGTCGGCGTTTACCGGGAATGCGGACTTTTCCCTCGTCAGAGTCAGTAGGAGCATCAGGATTCTGAGCCGGCCCGGATACTATATTCTCTGAAACATCTATTAACTCTAATACCAATTCTTCCTCAGAGGTCTCTTCATCTAAACTAAGAGGAGGCATACTTTCTAAAGACATCTTACCCTCTTGGGTATTAAGAGAAGAAAGATATTTTATAGGCATTGGCTTGGGCATACTCGTAGCCATTGCCTCAGCCATTAAATCCTTTTTACCTTTCACTTGGCCCGCCTCTTCATTCTCGGGCTCAGGATTTTGGTACGGCATGGCTTGAGTCATTATCTTTTTCTTCGGCCTATCTTTACCCCATCTTGACTCAGCGCCGGCCTTTCCCATCTCGGAAGTCCTATCCTTGACACGATAAGCCTGTTTCAGTGCTTTGACTAGACGAGGGTTATAGCAGAGATCCTCATCCTCTGACCATGGGACGAATTTCCGTCTGACCTTGCGCCATGCCCGTTCTCTCTCGGCGATGATCTGGGTCAGGGCGGTCTGCGGAATAGGGACACCTAGGCTGAGCAGGTATGAGAACTCGGAGGGTAAAGCTGACATGCCTGCAATTTGCTTGAGCTCGTTGTCATCTGAGGGCAGGTACCCGGGTGGGTCTCCCTCAGTGGCTGCGTAGGTCAACAATTGGATATACCAGCCCCTCTGCTTATCGTCCATGCTGGCGGTTGACATGAGCCAAGCAGCATAGTAGAACTTGAACCACTCGGGCCGGGCTCTATAGGCAGCCTCGTCTTCGAGTATTTCAGGAGCGAGTTCGTATTTGTTGACCTTAGGGATCACAGGTTCTTCCAGCGCGGGTTCAGGTCCATCTCTTCTCGGATATTGCCGACGAATTCTTCATACTTGGGCGGCCAGTTATCCTTCTCTCGCTCAGCCACCCGCCGGGTCGCCTCTCGGATGAGCCGGGTCCAATATTTGCGGTTGAATGCGGGAAGAAACGTTTTGCGCCGTCTATGCTTGGTTCGCCATCTCATAAGTCTGGCCCTCTCATTGCGGAAGCGATTATGCCTGCGACTCGATGGATCTCAGCGTCGGTACTGATGGCATCGTCGAGCGCTCCAATATTGAATAACGATAGGGCCGCAGACTTGGCCTTGTCGTCAATAGGGCGAGGCGACTCTTCGACCAAAGCTACGACCGCCCTTGCGCTCCATGATGTAATGGGCTCTTGGTAACTGTCGCCACGAGGAAGATATGCTCCCGGGTCACATATCCTATGGACGACCTCGTCGAAAGTTATGCTTTCGAGTTTAGCCTCCAGCTCAACATAAGAGGGCCAGCCTCCGCCCTCGCAGCGGTTAAGAATGAAGCGCCGGCAATTCTCTAGCATGTCAGCCCGGCTGCCGACTCGCCGATCACATTTAATTCCGTCATTGAGGACTGCGTAGAGCCGGTCGTCGTCTTCAATGCAACGGTCGT